CTAGCCCATGAAACGGGCCTTCCAGGCCTCGTAGTCGCCCTCGTCTATCTCGCCCGATGCAAGCTGGTCCCTCATGCGCTTCCATGCCTTGAGGGCCTGCACGGCCTTCTGCGAGCCTTCCTTCTTGGGATCGGGCGCCACGGCCACCCCGTCTTCGGTGACGACGGGCATGAGGCCCAGCTCCCTCTCGTAGCGGAACAGGACCTCGAGGGCACCCCTCGCGCCGCTCACGCCTATCTCACGTATGGAGTCAGCTGAGACGTCCAGGGCCCCGGCTATGCGCTCTATCTGCTGGTCGCTGGGCGTCCTGATGTCCCGCTCGTAGTTGCGTATGGCGGACTCGGTGAGCCCCACCTCGTCCGCAAGCTCCCTCTGCGTCATGCCGCCCTCGTTGCGGTACCTGCGTATGCGCGCGCCTATCGTCATCTTTCCTCCTGAAAACGTATATGTACAGGATATTGCAGCACGCTTCCGTGCGCAATCGATTGACAGCACGAACATGTGCTGTTACTGTACAGGAATATACAGCACGATACCGTGCTGTATATTCCTACGGAATGACTAGGAGGAACGGCGCATGTCAGCGAGGATGGAGCCCAACGGAACGTGGACGGCGCAGGTGTGGTACCGCGACTACAACGGTGACTCGCGGCACAAGACCAAGCGAGGCTTCAAGAGCGAGGAAGAGGCGTCTGCCTGGGAGGAGGAGTTCTCCTCGAACGCGCAAGGCTCGGTCAGCTCCACCTTCGCCGCTTTCTACGAGGTCTACGAGGCCGACATGCGCCCGCGCCTGCGCGATCACACCTGGTACACCAAGAGCTACATGATCGAGGGCAAGATACTCCCGTACTTCGGCAACATGCGCGTGGACGAGATTGAGCCCATCGACGTGGTGCGCTGGCAGAACCGACTCATGGCCCACCGCAACGAGAGGGGCGAGCCCTACGCGCCCACCTACCTGCGCTCGGTGAACAACCAACTCTCCGCCATCTTCAACCATGCCGTGCGCTACTACGGCCTCAAGGGCAACCCCTGCGCGAAGACCACGCGCATGGGCTCGTCCAAGGGCGGCGAGATGCTCTTCTGGACGCGCGAGGAGTACCTGCGCTTCGCCGACGCGGTGTCCGACAAGCCGGAGAGCTACTACGCCTTCGAGGTGCTCTACTGGTGCGGCCTGCGCCTTGGCGAGCTCCTGGCCCTCACGCCGCCAGACTTCGACTTCTCCCGCTCCGAGCTCAAGGTGACGAAGTCCTACCAGCGCCTGCACGGACGCGACGTGGTGACGCCGCCCAAGACGCCCAAGTCCGTCCGAACCATCGTGATGCCCAAGTTCCTCACCGACGAGCTCGAACAGTGGGTGGAATCGCTTCCCATCGGGGAGGACGAGCGCATCTTCACCTTCACCAAGGCAAAACTCCACCACGAGCTCGACCGCGGCTGCAAGCACTCGCGCGTCAAGCGCATCCGCATCCACGACCTGCGCCACAGCCACGTCTCGCTGCTCATAGAGATGGGCTTCTCCGCCGTGGCCATAGCCGAGCGCCTGGGCCACGAGAGCTCGGACGTGACCTTCCGCTACGCGCACCTCTTCCCCGACAAGCAGGGAGAGATGGCGCGCGCCCTCGACGCGACCAGGGCGGGCATCTGATGCCGTGCCCGAACGACCGCAGGAGGCGGAGCGCCACGGTGGCCTTCCGGATGACGCCGGAGCAGAAGCTCTGGCTCGACCGGGTTGCGGCCGAGAGCGGCATGAGCAAGCAGGACTTCATCATGGCGAGGCTGCACGACGAGGCAATCACCGTGGTGCCGAACATCCGGGTGTACCGCGCCCTGCGCGAGAACATGCTGGAACTGCTTAGGGAGCTGTCGCGGATACAGGCCGGCGGCACCGTCGACGAGCGGCTTCACGACGAGGTGGAGCGCCTGACCAAGGAGTTCATCGACCTGCGCGGGGAGGTGGACGCCGCCACCGTCAACACCGAGCGACATGACATACTCGAGATGAGCCGTCGATAGCCCTGCATGCCTGGCAGATAGCAGAACCGCAGTCCCTCGTGGCGATGAGGGCAACGTTGCCAGCGCACGCATCCTCCAGAGCCCGAGATGCCCCTGCGACGTACCCTGACGCTTCTCCAAGCCTCGTGTGAGCATCCAATGCCTCCTTGCACCTTGCCCACCTCCAGGGGCTCTCCTTGGACTCTTGCAGGCTCGCCGGGAACCGCCTACGGCCGCAAGGGCCGCAAAAACTTTTTGCCGGGCACGGGGCGCCCTTTCGAAAACTCGGGCCCTCCGGGTTTTGCTTTCCCCCTTGCACCCGCGCGAACCCCGCCGGCATGCGAGCCACAAGGCGCGCCACCGGGGCGGGCCGGGAGCTAAGGAGGACGTTATGGAGGCCATCGACACCAGGGCCAAGAAGGGCATCAGGGTCTACCTCGAGCGCAGAGGCTTCGAGATCTTGGAGGAGGGCTGGGCGCACGGCGGGGACGTCGCCGACTTCATCGCCCGCGACGAGGACGACCTGGTCTTCGTCCACTGCCAGATCACGCAGAACGGCGGCGAGGGATTTCCCGAGGAGGACGCGAATCGCGTGGTGCTCGAACGGCTCGCGGCTGCCTACCTCGCCGAGCACCTGGACTCCGAGGACATCCGGATCAGGTTCGACGTCGTGAGTATGCTCATCGTCGGCGAGAGCCGGGCGCTTCTTCGCCACCACCTCAACGCACTCGGCACGCTCTAAGCGCAGGGCGCCCCTGGGAGCTTCGGCTCCGGGGGCGCTGTCCATGCAGAATCATGCGCTGACTGAACTACTTCCTTTCGGTGACATCCGGATACGTGTGATAGATGTACTTGTTCGTCCAGACCTCGTCTTCGTAGTCGCCGAATTCAGTCATCTGGCAGTCGTTGTAGAGGTCGTCAGCGACCTCTTGAATCACGTCCTTTAGCTCCAGATTCTCGATGAATTTGTTCGGTATTCCCGAGATGCCGAGGCTCGCTCCCATGATGTTCCCGGTCACGGCACCGGTAGAGTCGCTGTCACCGTTGTGGTTTACGGCAGCTACTAGGGCCGCTTCGAAGTCGTCGGGGTGCTTTATGGCGCAGTAGGTCGCTATCGCGAGCGTCTCCTCAGCCACCCATCCCTCGCCGAGGGAGTGAATCGCGTCAAGGTCGTCGATGTTCTCATGAGCGAGTTCAACCGCCCTCTCCATGAGGTTCACGAAGGCGTTCAGGTGCCTTGCATCGGGAAACAAGCCTTTGACGGCGTCTATTGCGGAAATGACGGCTTCTTCGATGCTTGAATCCTCGTGGACAAGGATGTTAATCATGTGCGTAAGCGCAGCTGCCGGTATGTATCCCAGCTCATGCCCGTGAGTGATGGCGGCGACCTCCGCCCCGACCAGGTCCGGGTTCTCAACCTGCCGGCCTTCCGGCGCGAAGTACAGGCCGACCGGGGCGACCCTCATGACGCCACCGCAACCTTTGCTGTCATTTATCGGCTCATCGATGGTCCCTGTCTTCCCGCTGCGCAGCGCAAAAAGACACGTGTTGCCGGGAGCCCGCCTGTCGAACAGCTCGGGGATGTTTACCAGCCAGGAATAGGAGTCTTCCGTGTTGAGCGGATATTGCCTGGTCTGTGTTCGCAGCCAGTCCCCATAGCAAAGCGCTACATAGGAGGGGTAGCTTCCCATGATGCCTCGCATCATGCCGCGCGTCGTTCCAAGCAGGAGCCCTGTCGCCGTGAAGAGTGCCATCTGCGTGTCGTCGGAAATCTGTGCGACACCGTCTACGAGCTCGTAGCTGGTAATACCGGAGGGTCCGTAGTGCCTGGATATCTCGCGCTCATCGAGAAACTCAACCGGATAGCCGAGCGCATCCCCGGCAGCACCTCCTATGAGGCAGCCCCTGTACTTGTCCAAGTTCTTCATGAGGCCTCCCGATTGCTTTCCTATAGCTGTGAAAGTGCCGAGCCCAGGCGCGCCTGCTTTGCTAACGTCCAAACCCTTCTTCAAAACCGCGCCTGGGACGGAACTTATGTCCCGCCTTGAGCTGCCCTATCATCGAGCTGATTTTCTTGGAATCTTCTGCGGACATCCCTAGCTCCGCGCACCGGAGGAGCACCGTCTCTGGGTCAACCTGCCTCCAGTCGGCTTGATGGTTCATGAGGTCCGCCTTGAAGCGTTCCTCTTCTCGCCACTGCAGTCTGTTGTTGTAACCGGCAGCACATTGCGCGAGAAAGCCAAGTATATGATCGAGCGCCTCCGGTATCTCATCCTTCATGCTCGCATACACGGGCTGCATGTCAGCCCTCATCAGCTCGCCGTTTGCGTTGACGACGACAAAGGTGGGCTTAAATGCAGCCTTGAACCAGCTGCAGTCCTTCTCGGTCCAGGGGACAATGAAGACACGTTCGAGGCCGCTGCTTCTAATCTCGCCATCAATTGTCGGATCTGTGTATACAGCCATGAGATTGCCCGCAGCATTGGAAACGCCTCTGCCCGACCAATTCAGCGAGATGCCGTAACTGGCAAGCTTGTCCTCCGCCTTCTTGAGCTCGGTGTCCGTTTTCACATCCAGGGAGTTTCGCATGGTCCCTTTGCCCTGCGTGAGGATGCTGCCGCCGCCGTTGGCATTGAGCCATGCGGCGCCGGCAGCTATGGCAGCGCTGTTAGGGCCAACGGTATCGATAAGAAAATACTCAATGGCATTGTCTTTGTTCATATGCAGCCTCTCAATTTCCAGCTGGCTCACTTGAGCAGACCGAGCTCACCCAGATAGTCGACAAACGAGCTGATTATCTCGTCGGTGCGCTTCGTGATATCGCCTTCGGTGAAGTCCTCGCGCGTACGGGCAAGCTCCAGCAGCTCCTCGTTGTCGGTGCCCACTTTCTCAATACCCTTGTCGTTCACAAAGCCCTCGTAGTACTTCTTCTTGTCGCTGAAGCGATAGTCAGACGCCCTGATGTTCACGTGCTTCTCGAGCATCGCCTTGTTGCCCAACGCCTCGATGTTCGACGAGTCGCTCAGGGGTGCCGTCTCGGTTCGCTTCTTCGCGTAGATATGCTCGATTTCGAGCGTTGTGTCGAGACTCATGAGCTTCTGCTTGGGATTTTGGAACGCCCACCATACGAGCATCGAGCGCGTGAAGCGCCTCTGGTTCGTGAATGCGTACGCCTTGAATCGCGATGTGATGTCTTCGCGGCCGAAGCGGTATGCAGAAAACTCCACAGGCTTTTGGTCGATGATGTTCTCCATCTGCGGGAAGACGGGCACGCGCAGGGCGTTCACGCCCGGACGCTCCATCGAGTAGGCGTATATGAACCCTGTGATGAGCTGCAGGAAATCGTAGAGCGCCGCCTCGTCGCAGGAACCATCCTCGTCGTGGTTGGCGAGGAACCAGACAGACAGCAGGTATGTCCACATGCCGTTCGGGGCGTAGTTGAGCACGAACAGCTCGCGCAGCACCCTCTCCGAGAACCCCTCCTGGCGGTCTACCTTTTTCCAGAAATCCAGCAGGACCTCTAGATCGGACAGGGATTCTTCGCTCTTGAGCATCTTGTAGGAGTCCTGACCGAAGAAATCGCGCAGTGACTGCGTCGTGGTGCTGTGGATATGCTTGCAAGCGCGACGGTAGTACATGTAACGGGTAAAGAGCTCGTCCATCGGGGTACCCACCGCCGGGTAAAAGATGTCCGTTGCGGTCTCCTCAAGCGCCTTCCAGTGTTCTATAAACTCGTCTTTACGGCCTAGGGAGGAGAAATACTTGTAGAACTGGCTCTTGAAGATGTCCGCATCTGCGAGCGGAAGCCCGCGGTCATTGAGCGTAGAGAAGATGCGCAGCGCCGTATCCTGCGATTCCGCCTCGATGGGCAGCAAAATGACGTTATTCAGGATGCGCGTGGCAAGCAGGGCGACGTACGACGGCCACTCGCTGGCCATGTCGGTTATCTTCTGCTGGAAGTAGCGGCAGTTGCAGGCATACGAGCTCTTCCATCCTTGCTCGACCACGCCGCTCTTGAGGATTTCCAGGAACTCGCCCTTGTCGTTGTCAGACGCGACCTCAGAGTCGATTTTGAGGCGGTTCATGTCCGGCTCGTCGAACTCGTCCGTCTTCCAGACACAGCGGGCGATGCTCTCGCGCACCTGCTTCGACTGCTTGTCCTTCATGTTCCCGAACTTGTCATAGAAGGCGCGCAACAATAGCATGATGGTCGTGAGACGCTGCTGGCCATCGATGATTTCAAGCTGGCTGTCGTCGTTGCGGAACGTAACTATAGGACCCAGGAAGTACTCGTCGGATTCGCGTTTGAACTTGTCGCAGTCGTCATCCGGAAACGCGAATGCGAACAGGTCGTCCCAAAGCGTCGCGCATTCGTCCTCTCCCCAGGCGTACGGCCTCTGGTAGTCGGGAATGAGGAAGTCCGCGTGCTTCTCTGTCAGTAACTCCCTGATGCTCTTCTGGTCAATGTTTAGCTTTGACATGCAATCGGCCTCGTTCTCTATCTATTTGCCCTTATTTGCACCCTTGATTGGAGTGGCGAGGCCCTTTTCAATAATTTCGTGACGTGCTGACACTAAGTCGCTGTTCAAAAGTGTGATGTATTCGCTGCAAACATTTTGATACATTGCAGTTGTTCCCTCACCTTTTTCTTCCAGCCTCACTGTCACATCATCTTTCATGACTTCCGCTAGCAAGCTTTCATAAACAGCTTTTAGCTCGTTGATTCCATTCTTACTTGTTAGCGTGACGTCTTGCTTTTTTTCGTTAATAGTGAAACGTAGAACTTCGTTGTCATTGTCGATTTTTACGACTTGGGCTGTGATGTCTTTCATTCCATACCTGCCTCGTATACGTCTTTACGGTTGTAAAAAGCTTCCTTGCTGCCCTCTAGTACCTCAAGGCTCTTTTTTGTCCAACTGAGCACATTTTCAGCATCATCGATGTCAATTAGCTTGTCCGTGAACGGATTGCCGACATAGGTTCTGTAGGTGCCGTTGTCATGTTCCCGGTACACCGATAGATACGGGAGTGTTCTGACCGCGAGGTTTGCGTTGTGGGTCGAAAGGATAACGGTCTTGCCCTGCCTTGCAAGATTTTGTACTCGCTCTCTGATAACGGCATCCACATACGAATTACTCATGCCGAGCTCGGCCTCATCGAGTATGTACACGTCCCTGTCTTCGCTTAGCGTGTGACTAAGGAGCAGGATTCCCTCTTCGCCGCTTGATGGAGTGTATTCATCGTTGGTGTTGTTTAGCGCAACGTATCTGCTGATTCCGATGAATGGGGAAAGATCCGTTATGGCGTATTCGCTGCACAGCGCTGCGAAATCTTTTTGCTTTGCATTCGCCATTGATCCCATTGCTTGATCTCGTACTTCTTCAAGCGCAGTCTTCTGTGCCCTTAGGTTGCGAATACCCTTCTCGAACTCTTTAGCCTTGGAATCCTTTGTAAGGTACCTGTACCGAGTCACAACGTAGGCATCACCCTTATCGCCTAGGTCGCCTAAATATTCTCTTCCAAATTCACTGTCTGGGTCGATTGGCCCGAGGGCGTCTATCAGCTTTTCAGCGGTTTCTTTAAGCTCTATTCGCGCTTTAACAAAAGCAAGAAAGCCTGTAGATCCCGGCATAGATTTCGTTTCGGATTTGGCGTCGATCTCGTTTTTCATTTTTTTCAAAGCAGCATTAGCGAGCTCTATGCTTCGATATTCGATGAAGTGCTTTTTTGACTGTTGATGGATGTTCCTATCCAGTTTTTCTAGTAAAGCAAGAAGTGCGTCGGCGTCTTGCTTTTCGAGATAGTTGCCATATTCATTGGCACGATAAGCGGCGATGAATCCTGAAACTGCCTTGTGCACTTTTTGATCTGAGGTAAATTCGCTGTTTGAAAGCTCATCGAGGCTTTGAGCGATAGATAACTCGAACCTATCCTTGTTCCTGTTGTTTCCACGTGTGCTCCACCAAGTTACGTATTCACTTAAGGCGGTCGGTGTCGCATCTGTCCATTCTAGAATCTTCTCAATCTCATCCGAACCGGTGATTCTTCCGAAGCGCGATGGCTCGCGAACAAGGCTTTCGGTTGATAGCAACTTGTTGAAACCTTCATGCTTCGCGCTTCCGTAGTAACTGCAGCATGTTCTACCTTCTGACTGCAGAACTTTTTCAATCGACTTCAGTATCTCTGTCTTGCCGGTACCTTTTTGGCCGAATACAACATTGATGTCTTCCTTCAGGGTAAGATTTACATCAACTCCTGAGTGGGGATGAGCAACAACGTTAAAGGAACCACGCTTGCCAAGAAGCGTTTCGATGGTTTTGCCATCCCTCTTTGCAAGCAGACAAAACTGCTCAAACGTACTTACGGAGAGCCTTAGATCAGGAAGCTCGCAGTTCGGATAATTTCCCCAATCCTGCACGTCGCTCCCGAGCATCATGTTGAAGCCGTGGTTGGACCAGATGCCAACTGTTACCAGGCTTCTAGGTTCATAGAAGAGCCGCCACTTTTCATCTTCTCCGACGAGAGCTTCCATCTCGCTCATGTCGTCTTGGGAAATATGGGGGCTCTTGTCGTGGGCGTGAGATATGAATATTGCGCCGATATCTCGGAAGCAGTCGAACACATCTTTCACGTTTACCAGTACTTCATCGGGTGATGTGTTCCCCAGAAGCTGTTTCAACGCGGAATCAAACCGCTCTTTTTTCGACGGGCTGGTAATTACCAGCATATGCCAGTGAGACTTCTCTCTACTACTGTAAACGTCGAGTTCAACACCAGGCCAAAGTCGCTCCGTTTCACCAAGCTCTTCACAAAAGCGGTTGAACTGTTCCAAGTCAAAAATATTGTGGTTCGTAATAGCGACAATATCAACCTGCGCACTTTCAATAGCGCTTTTGAAGTGCGCAGGTTCAGCATTGCGGTTGGGAGAATCGCCTCGTTTGCACTTCTTAGTATGGCAATGTAAATCTATCCTCACAGCTTCCCTCCGAACGTTTGCTCGACGAATTCGGCGAGCTTGCCTTCCTTAGCGAGTTCGGCAGAGTCTGCCTTCACGAAGTTCGTGTCGCAGTCGCCTCCAACCTCGCCGTTCGCACCCAAGATGTAGTTCGTCGCTATCTTGTAGATGATCTCGGTCGGCGCGATGCCGAAGACCTGCCTCTCGAGGATGTGGTCGAGGCGCTTGCGGTTATCCAGGAAGAGCTCGCGCATCCTCTCGCTGTTGAACAGGCGCTTAATGACTTCGGTGATGTAGAGGCCGCTCTTCATGTAAAGGTCGGCGAAGGTGTGCTCTGGGTCGTCGAAGCATCCCGGGTTCTCCCGCTCGAACAGGTCGACCATCCTCACGACCACGTTACGAGGCGTGAAGATCTGGTTGGTCTTCTGCGGCGGCACGTAGTCGAAGATGTCCTCGTCCTGGCTGTCGTCGAAGTAGTTGGCGAGCTTGCCGCGCAGGTTGATGAACTCGCGCACCGAGTCGTCGAAGACCACGGGGTCGAAGAGCTGCCCCTCGAAGTGGACCGTCTCGCCTCTCTCGGGGTCGGTGACGTCTCCGCCGTCGCGCAACAGGCGGAACTGCCCTACGGTCACGCTCGTGACCTCCAGGAACACGTCAGCGGGGATGATCTGGTCGAACTTGGCGAGCGTCGTCTCCTCGTTGCCGTAGGCCATCAGGAACGAGGGGATCGTGCGGGAGAAGCCGCGCAGGTGGTCGCGGATGCCGCCCTCGATGGTCTGCCTCTTGCTCTCCCTCTTGGCGGTCTCCACCTCGCGAACCACGGTCTCGCCGGCGCTCTTCACCAGCTCGTCGCGGGAGCCCTTGAGGCTCTCCACGAGGCTCTGCCGCGCGTCCTCGATCTTCTCGTCGTGTGCGCGGTTGATCTCGTCGGCCTCCTCCTGCGTCTGCGCGAGGTCGAGCTGGCTTGCGCGGTCCTTCTCGATGCGGTTCCTCTCGATGGTGAAGTTGCCCACCTCGCGGTTGAGCCTGATGTCCACGTCCGCCTTGATGCGCCGCTCCACCTTCTTCTGCTGCGAGGCGCGGAACTCGTCGCCGTACTTCTCGTTCGCCGCCTCCACGAGGGGCTTGGCGATGCCGTCCGAGAAGATCGACTGCAGGTTGTCGAGGAACACGTCGTCGGGGTCTCCGCCCTCGTCGACGGTTATGGAGTCGATGGCGTCGTCGAGCTCGTCCGCGATGGAGCCGTAGACCTTCTCGCCGAACATCCCCTCTGCAAGGCCAATCACCTGGTCCTGCGGGACGTCCACCTCGCCGTTCTCGTCGAGGTCGAGCTCGTCCGCCGTGTCCTCGCGCACGCCGAGCTCCTTGCTGGGAGCCTTGAAGGGCTCGAGCCTCTGCAGCACGTCAAGCACCTCGGCGGGCGCGCGGAAGACGTTCGCGATGTTCTGGAAGAGGAAGTCGCTCATGAAGCCGCGGCGCACCACCTCGCGCGAGCGGATCCTGCGTGGGATGGAGAGAACGCGCTCGGCGTCGAGCTCCACCATCTCGCCGTCCTCGTCCTCGCCGATGACCGGGAAGAAGTTGAGCAGCGTCCTCACGCGCTGCTTGCGGTCGTCTGCGGTGCCGCCGCCCGAGGCGGTGTCGGTGTAGAGGTCGTTCGCGAACTCCTCGAAGATGGTGAGCGTGCGGGCGGGGTCGAAGTCGAAGACGTAGGCGTTCTCCTTGCGCAGGAACTTCCCGTCCCTGTTGAACAGGCACGGGTTCTGCGCGCGGAAGGCCGCCTGCATGTAGAGCGCGGGGCTCTTCATGTTGGAGAGCATGAGCACCGCCGTCCACTCGGGGACGGTGACGCCGGTGGTGAGCTGGCCCACCGAGAGCGTGATGGTGCGGTCGTGCTCGGCTATGGCCTTGCGCACCTTGTCGAAGGCCTGCGCGCTCGCCTCGTCGTCGTCCAGCTTGCCGTCGCCGGCGGCGAGCACGATCTCGTAGTCCTTGAACACGGGGTGCTGCCTCAGCTTCTTCGCGAGCGCCTTGGCGGAGTCCACGCGGTTGAGCATCCAGAACGTGTGGCGCAGCTCGTCCCTGAGCTCGGGGGTGGAGAACGGGAACTTCCTCTGCGTGGTGAGCGCGTCCAGGAAGCGGTCCACGTCCTCGTTGTGCAGGAAGTGGCCGTTCTCGTTGGTGGCGAAGAACTCGTTCAGGTCGAAGGCGTACTCCACGGTCTCGCCGTCAATGTCCATGCCGCGGCTGACCTCGTCGGCCACGATGTCGGACATCTGGTAGGTGAACATGCTGAGGCGCGGCAGGTCCGCGTAGGGGTTCGGGAGCTCCGGGTCGTCCCAGTCCCTCTTGGCCTTCTGCTCGTCGGCGTAGGTCCAGTTGAAGATGGCCTCCTCGGGGAACTTCTCGTTGGCGATGGCCTTGAAGGGCGTGCCCGAGAGGTGCAACGTGAACTTGCGCCTGACGTGGTCGAAGGCCACGTCGGTCTTGAAGGTGTCCACGCCCTCGTGCGCCTCGTCGATGATGAGGACGTCCCACTCGAGGTTGGCGACGTGCTCGAGCTTGTCGTACTTGCCGCCGAAGTCGATGGCGCCCTTCAGGTCCTGCAGGCTCACGAACTCGATGAAGCCCTTGGGGCCACCCCTCTTAAGGCCGTCCAGGTACTGCTCGCGGGTGAGGCAGCACTTCCTGCCCTGGAGTGCGGGAGCAGAGCTGATGAACACGAGCCCGGAGTCGCGCCCCACGAACTTCTCGTAGTCGTCGTACCAGGAGTTGGCGATGGCGGGGCGGTTGGTGACGATGAGGACCTTCTGCGCGCCGACGCGCTTGCAGAAGTCGTAGGAGGTGAGGGTCTTGCCGAAGCGTGGCTTGGCGTTCCAAAGGAACTCGCCGCCCTCGTGGCTGCGCGCGTAGCTCGCGGCCTCCTCGGAGGCGCGCTCCTGCTCGTCGCGCAGGCGGTACTCGATGGTCGCGGGCGCGTCTGCGACGACGCCGTGGTTCTCGCGGAACTCGTAGAAGCGCACGTGAGCCGGGTCTGGCTCGATCTCGAACCACTCGGTGCCCGGCTTGTCCCTCACGTCGAGCTTGCGCAGGTAGCCGTGGAAGTCCGTGTCGTGGAAGGTCTCGCCCGTGTCCTCGAAGGTCGCGTTGCCGTGCCACTCGAGCTTGTACACCACGTCTATCGTGTGCGCCTGCTGCTCGAGGCGCTCCTTGACTTTCTGCTCCGTGTAGCCGATCTTGGTCCAGCCGTCGTGGCGGGCGATCTCGGGCGTGGTGTAGGCGTATATCTGCGGCAGCGCCGGGCGCGAGGTCTTGACGAGGTTGCTGATGTCGGTGAAGGCCATGGCTAGTCCATCTCCTTCACGTGGGACTCGATGAAACCTATTTCCTCGTCATCAAGGCCGTACTTCGCATAGAGCTGTTGGTCAATCTCGGAGACGGACTTCGACCAGTCGATGTCCGAGCCACTCGTAAAGTCCTGAAGTGGAATCGTCTTCCATACTTGCGATGGGCTGTGCTGCGTCGCCTTCTTCACACCAAGAAGAGCCCTGAAAAACTTTGTTTTGTAGTAGCGTGCAAGATTACAAGCCTCACCCTCGGTCTTGAAAGGCCCGGCGTTCAGGAATGTATCCGATGAGCCAGTATTGGGGCCAACTACCATTGGCTCTGCGAGCGTTTCTCCGTATTTTCCTGAGTTGTTGGCTTCTGGAATCAAGAGCTTGAATCCGTCTATGTACTCGTTCTCGCTAATGAACCTCTTTGCGATATAGCGATGTCCTCTCTTGCCATTTATCCGGCCAAAGAACTTATAGGCGTCTGCTTCTGGGCCGTTAGGCTTGACAGTAAAAATCTCGGGCAGCGTCTCCATTACCTTCGAAACTATTTTGATTCGATTCCCTGGCCCTAGCTTTCTTGAGACGTTTTCGTTCTTAGCGTTTTCTTGATAGAAGAGGTCCGAGAATTTATAGCAACGCTGCGATGCAAAGATACTGTCTAGGCGCAGCTGTCCGCTTGTCGCATGATTGACTTTCTTCAATATCCCGTTGAGTTCCGGATAAATTGCAAAAGTCTCTATTGCCCCAAAATCAGAGGTGGCATCTCTCAGCGTGATTGCGATTCCACCCTTAATGTCTGTGTTGGGGAAGACTGTTGAAGCATCAGGCTCATATGACAGAACTTTCAAATGTTCGTCATTCAGCATCTTTTCATTCCATGGTTTAGGCGTTTGCCCAGCATCGAAAAGAAAACGTCCAGGCGTAACAAGTTCGACTCGGTCACTTACTTGATAAGCTGCGTCCATGAATACGTCGTATATTGGCGGCTTCCGGTCGTTGTCGTCTTTATCACTCTGGTACGGAGGGTTGCCAATCACCGCATAGAATTTCTTATTCATGGGGCGTGCCTTGCCTTTCATTTCCTGGAACTCGAGGGGCTCGTTTTCCTGCCAGTCGTATATGACGCAGAGGGGCACCGTCTCGCCGGGCTCCTCTTCCCTTTCTTCTTCTACCGCATCGTCGAAGGGCGGCTCGTCCAGGAGGTCGAACAGCGTGGGCTGCAGGGGCTCCGGCACGGGCTCCTCGTATCCGAAGAGCGCCGACTGCACGACGGCGTCCATCTTGTTGGTGGGCACCGCGCAGGTGAAGCCGTTCATCTGCCAGAAGTTCCACGACACGACCCAAGCCGCCTGGTCCAGCTCCTCGTCGGATATGCCCGCACCCCAGCGCTCGCGCAGGTGCTCGCAGAACGTCTCGAACACGTTGATGCGAGCGAGGAGCAGGTTGTCGCCCTGGTACTCGAAGCCGTAGGAGGCCTTGAGTGCTGCGAGCCCCCAGCGCACCCACTCGCGGCGCGACTTGGTCCTTTCGCCCACGACGCGCAGCTTCCGGTCGAGGAAGCCGATGCGCTCCGCCACGGGGAGGGCGTCTCCCGTGACGGTGTCGTAGCGCGAGCACACGAAGGGAGCCTCGCCGCAAGTTATCTCCAGGCGGGGGCTCTCGACGTAGGCGTGCCAGCCGCAACCCTTCCTCCTGGGGAAGACGACCGGCTCAGGGCTGGTGCGCCACGCGGTGCCGTCCTCCACGTTGAAGGCGTCCCGCATGCCGAACCAGGCGGCGTCAAGGTCGTTGTTCATACGGTTCACCAGCCACGACGGCGTGAACACCTCTGCGCGCGTCCTGGTGCGCTGAGACTGGTGCTCCTGCTCCTTGGCGATGCGGGGTTTGATGACGCCGGAGGAGAGGCCGGTGATCTTCTCGACGGTGATCTCGTCGTCCCCCATGTAGCCGTCGCCGAGAGCCTCGTACTCATTGTCTGCCCAGATGATGTTGCGGCCGGTGGTGCGGTCGCTGAGGAGGGTCTCCAGGATGCGCGTCGGATAGCGCGAGTCGAAGCTCTCGATGAAACCAGAGCCAGCAGTATGTAGCTCGTCCAGCGCCACTGGCTACTGTCCCTTCTTCGTAAGCTCTTCGATCATGCACATGCGGATGAAGGCACTGAAGCTGATACCCTTGAGGGCGGCTGCCTCCTTGCCTGCGCCGCGCAGGTTCTCCGGAATTCTGATCGTGATGGCGGCCATGTCGCCGCCTACGAGGAACTCCTGCTTCTCGGTGTCCGTAGCCCCGTTTTCGACGAGGTCTGAGTACTTCATCGCCCGGCCTCCGTATGAGTCGGAATGCAATACATTTGCAAGATATTTTATCACCGGCTTGCGACAGCAGGCGCAAGCCATCGGCCAAATACAGCACGATTTCGTGCTGTTTCGTGGTACAATCCAAACGATAGCAAACGATAGCAAGCTTCCTATGTCGTACGCACAAGGCGCACGCATAGGGCTTGGGTCGGTGGCGGCAATAAACCCTTCGTCAGCGCATGCGTTGCCGTGGGGGCCGTCTTGCGACCGAGCGTCGCGGCCCTCCGGCCGATGACGCTGCGGGGGATGCCCCGCGCCCCTGGGAGGCAGGTGCCCTCCGAGCACCTGCCCTGAAGACGAGGAACAACGATGAGCGGACGCTGCGAGCGCGTATATGTGAGGCTCACGCCCGGCGAGAAGGACCGGGCGCTCGACTTCGCGTCGCGAAACGGCCTCACCGTCTCGCAGCTCGTTCGCGTGCTCATCCAGCTGCCCGCCGACTGCACGGTGGAAGGCGCCCGCACCGCCGTGGTGCTCGACCGCGCCTCCGCAGGCAGGCTCGAGCGCGAGATGCGCCGCTGGGGCAACCACTACAACCAGGCCGTGCACGCGCTCAACCGCATCGCCTACTACGCCGAGCGCGGCAGCCTCAGGACCGACGAGGCGCAGCGGCTGCTGAGCGTCGCGGCGGGAAAGCTGGAGGATTTGAACGTCGCCGTCGTGCAGCTGCGCGAGGAGACGCATGGCATCTGCAGCCACGCGATCGTGGGCGTGTAGCCGTGCCCTACGTGAAGTGCATATCCGGCCATACGAGCGCCCGTGCCGTGCAGCGCTACCTCGAGAGGGGCGGACGCGCCCTGGCGACCGACTTCCTGAACATCGACGCCCCGGTCTCCGGGGTGAGGAATGGCCTCGAGGACCACGGGCGCATCGACTGGTGGCGCGAGATGGACCGCACGCGCGCCGCCTTCGGAAACGATGCCGCCTGGAACGGACACCGCGCGCGGACGTGGAAGCACTACATACTTTCGCCGAACCCCACAGACGGCATCGAGCTCCCGCGCCTGCGCAGGCTCGCCACCGCGTGGGCCAAGGAGAACTTCGGCGACTACGAGGTGGCGATCGTCTACCACGACGACAACGAGGGCCGCATCCCACACGCCCACGTCGTCGTCAACAACACGAATCTCGCGACGGGACGGCGCATCCAGGAGCCCGACCCGAGGGCGGTGAAGCGCTCGGTGCAGAAGCTCGCGCGCGACATGGGGCTCTCGTGCTTCGAGGACGCGCCCCACCCATCCGCATCTCGGCGGACACGCGCGGCTAGGCCGCGCCAGCGCGTTCACATAGGGCGCGCGGAGCGTGAGCTCGCCTTCAAGGGAGTGTACTCCTGGGTATCGGACATCCGCTCGCGCGTGGCCATCGCGCGCATGGTGGCGAGGAGCGAGGGCGAGTTCGAGAGCGTGCTCTCCGCCATGGGCGTCACGGTCTCGGAGAACTCCGCCAAGGCCGCGCATCGCGACTGGGTCTACGCCCTGGCGGATCAGCCCACGAGAAGGGTCGGCGGGGAGCGCCTCGGCCTGTCGTTCTCCCGCGAGTCGCTGGAGCGGCGCTTCGCGACTGGGGCTGCGGGTCGGCTTGCCGACGCTACGGAGCGCAGGCTCTACGAGTTTGCCCGCGAGGCATGCGACCTCGGCGACGTGGAGGAGCTGCGCCGCCTCGCAGACGCCGTGTCCGTGTGCGAGGCGGTGGGGGCGAGGAGCATGGACGACCTCGCCCATGCGATGGGACGCCTGCCCGAGGGCTTGGATGCCGCAAGGGCTGCGGCGGCCGTGGCCTACGTCTCCGAGAAGGGACTCCTTCCCCGCCACGGCGCACGTGGAGCTCAGAGGCGCGCCCGCGCGCCAGAAAGGTCCTGGGAGAAGGACCGGCCCGTATGGATGAGGAATAGAGACGGCGACGTGCGGCATCAGGAGCCGCAGGCGCCACGCAAGCAGAGGGAAAACCGCGACGGAAGGGGCGGAGATGCTCGTTAAGACCTACTACAGCACAGGGCACCTCGACGTGTTCGATACCGCGACGCTGACGGACACGTCGCCCTTCAAGGGCAATGTGCTCACGGACTACGCGCTCGAGGTCGCAGATGCGCGAGGCGGCAGGGCGCTCTGGCTCGACCTCTTCTACTACGAGGCGGCTGACGCCTACAGGGGCGACACGAACCCGCACGGCCTGCCCGTGGCGCGGCGCAGGGACGGATGGTCTTGCGTGCTCGCCGACGAGGAGGACCTGAAGACGCTCATCAAGGTGAGCGTCGACGGTGAGGACGTCCTTCTGCGCCAGGGGGACGAGTTCGTGGACGCGCTGAGGCTGAAGGCGGCCTCCGACGCGGCATGGCGCACCAACCCGGCGGCGGTGGCCACGCACGACTACTGCCTCGCGGCGGACGACGAATGCGACCCTTGCGAGGCCATCGGATATTCGGAGAGCGCCTACGAGCGCGTGGCCACGATGCAGCGCAGGACTTCAGTTCCTGATGACCGTCAGGAAGACATAGAAGGAGCTGACGATGAGAACCGTTTTGAGGATCGCTAGGTTGTTGTTCAAGGCCGTGTTCAGGTGGATGTGAGATTGGGACATGGGCGGTAGAATGGAACATGCGAAGATAGGAGGGAAGATGGCGGGAGACATGAGGACGCGAAAGCCGATGCTCACGGCGAAACAGTTGGTCGGGCATCTGAAGTCCAGGGGCGTGGCGTTCGAGCTCTGTCCAGAGGCAGACGCGGTGGCGTACCTCTCGGACGCGAACAACTACCTCAGGGCGGCGGCCTACAGGAAGCTCTACTTCCGCCAGGTCGACGGCGACAACCCTGGCGACTACGTGAACCTCGACTTTAAGGACCTGGTGGAGCTCTCCGCGATAGACCGGCGCCTGCGCGAGGCGCTCCTCTCCGCGACCATAGACGTCGAGCACTTCGCCAAGCTGCGCCTGCTGCGCATGTGCGAGGAGCATAACGAGGACGGCTACGCGATCGTCTCCGACTACCTCGCGTCGATAGGCGAGAAGCAGCGCTCCCGGATCGAGGGCGCGCTTGCTGCCAGGGGCGGCGAAGGGCGCGCGCACGACGAGTACTCCGGCGACCTCATCGCCCACTATGCCGCCGGGTATCCCATCTGGGTGTTTCTTGAGGTGACCGAGTTCGGCGTGCTCGTCGACCTCTGGCGCTATTGCGCCGGGAGGTGGAACGAGCAGGAAATGCGAGACGAGCACTACGTCCTCAAGAGCGTCAAGGCTCTCCGAAACGCTTGCGCGCACAACAGCCTGATCGTGAACGGGTTCTCGAGCAGCGCCAAGAGGGCTGGTTACCAAGCGTCCAGGGCGGTCACGACTTCGCTTGCAGAACACGGCATGACGAAGACAAAGTCGAGACGCGCCAAGCTCAGGAACCTCAGGGTCGCTCAGATCGCCGCCACGCTTTACTCGGTGAGGGAATTCTGCACGCGAGAGCCCACGAGGGAAAGGCACGCGGCCCGCCTCGCAGAGGTAAGGCGCTACGCCGAGGGCTGCGGCGTGCTCTCCCGCGCCAACGACGGGATTGTGTCGTTCTTCGACTTCATCTGGAGGTTGGTTGACATTTGGCTCTCCGACGGCTCATAATACAGACACATGGAAAACCTTAGGGTTTTGTAAGGGCGGGACCCACTGGGCCTCGCTCTAGTTTTTTTATGGGGGCAAATAAGGAGTGCGCACCGGAGATTCGCGATGCGCGCTCCTTTCGTGTCTATGGGTGTTGGCAGCTGGTCCTAGGCTTCAGCTACAGTCTCGTCATTAGCCTCCTTACGGGTCGTCATACCCTTCCTGCACCTGACGGCAAGGGCCCCGGCTACGCAGGCCGCTGCTGCGGCGGCGAGGCTGGTGGGTAGGAGGGAGGCGGTATCTCCGGTCTGGGGCAGCTTACCGCCGCCGTGCTCCTCGGAGGGAGGCGTCGCGGGAGGGGTCTCGGGCGGCACGAGCTCGACCGTCTGCTCCTCGTCGTCGATGTCGGCGTGGGAGGCGACCTCTTCCCCGTCCTGCTTCAGGCTCTCAAACGCGACGATCGCGTGCCCGCCAAGGGCGCTGCCGTCGAACTCGAAGGTCACGTCCACCGAGCCACTGGGGGCCTCTGGCGTGAACGCGATCGTGGAGTTCACGTCGCGGCCGTCCGACTGCACGGGCTGCCCGGTCTCCTTGTCCACGAGCGTGCCGGTGAGCGTGTACTCCTTGCCGGGCGTGAGGCCTGTGTAGGAGACGGTGTCCACGAGGGTCACGGTGTCGTCTGCCACAGCCTCGTGGTCGCCGTCGTCGGCGTCGGTAGCCTCGGTGCTCACCGCGGGGCCCGCTGGGTCCTCAATGGTGCCCAGGTTGATCTTCACGGAGTCGCGGTAGACCGTGACGTCGAAGGCGGGGATGAGCGCGCGGCCGGCGTTGGAGTCGCAGCGCTGCTCCTCCACCGTGTAGGTGTCGTAGAGGAGCGCTCCCTTGGAGTCGTCGGGCTCCGACGTGCCGAACCAGATGCCGGATCCGGACGTGCCGCCGTTGGTGTCCGCCGTGTGGGCGTTCCAGCTCGCCGCCGTGGAGGCGTAGCCGTTGGTGTCGGTTACGATGACATGGCTCTCGCCGGTGGTCTTGCTGGTGATCTTGAAGGGCACGCTTGCCAGGCGGCTGTAGTCGCCTTCGCCCACCTTCACGAGCTCCACGTCGCCGCGCTTCACCTGTTCGGTGAACTCTCCGTCGGGCGCGAGCTCGAACACGGCCTCGTGGCCCGCGTCCTCGGCGGTCACGGTAAGGACGTGCTCCTCCGTGTCGGGCAGGTAGCCCTCGGGCGCCTTGGTCTCGCGTACCGTGACGGTGCCGAGCGGGATGCCCTCGAAGACGATGCGCGCGCCCTCGGTCGTGCCCCTCACGGTCTTGGTGCCGCTGTCGTAGGCGTAGGTCGCCTCGTACTCCGCCCCGTCGAGCGTGGCCGCGCCCTGGGGCACCGCCTCGCCGGTCTCCGAGTCCTTCTTCACGAGGACGAGCCTCACGGTGACGGGGGCGTCCTCGGCACCCACGAAGGCATCTGCTCCATCGATAACGACGGTCTTGGCCTCGTCGGAGAGTGCGTAGCCCGCAGGGGCCTCCATCTCGCGCACGGTGTAGGCGCCGTCGGGAAGGCGCATGTCGGTCGTCCCGTGACCGTCTGCGTCCGTGGTGATGCGGGCCACGAGCGCCTCTCCCTTATAGACGCCGTAGACGGCTCCTGCGAGCGAGTACTGGGCGTTGCCTGCGGTCATCTTGGCGTCGGCGGATCCCTTATCGAGCAGGATGTTCCATCCCGGCTTGGCGACAAGCATGGACTGCACGGCGGGCTTCCCCGCCACGAAGCACACGGTGCCGCGCCCGTCGATGGCGGCGTCCCCGCCCTGATATGCCTTCGCCTCTCCGGCGAGGCTCTCTGCGGCCGCGACCATGGCGGGGTCGGCGTCCGCGAAGTCGCCTTCGCTGGCCGTTCCAGAGGCGAGCCACACGGCCATCTGCGTCACGGCCTGGGCCTCGGCGTCGCTCCACTTGGTTCCCCCGATCTCGCTGGTCATGGGATACCCCTTGGCGAGGAGGTAGTCCTCCTCGTGCGTGGCCTCCCGGATGTCGGTGTAGTCCTGGCCGGCGCGTCCCGGGCCGTGGGCGCCGTGGTCGTAGCAGTAGGACACCTGCCCGCCCGACGTGCGGTAGCCCACGCCCTCGTTCACGGGCGCGTAGCCGCCCTCTATCTCGTAGCTGCTGATGTGCACGCCGCCCGTGTCGGTGTAGGCGGTCGCGTGCGGGAGCAGGGGCACCGCCGCGAGCACCGCCGCCACGACGGCGGCGACGATTCGCCTGAGCGCCCTTCTCCGTCTCGTTCTCTCCATCTCTCGTTCCTTCTTGTCGTGGTTGACCCTTATCGCCGACGCTTGTTTCATTTCCTCACGGCCCCATGGCGAAACCTTCCCCCTCTAGCCGCCCATGACGTCGCGCGCCCAGGCCCCGCTCTTGACGAGCGAGAGGATGAGCAGGATGCACAGGGCGAGGTACTGCAGGGCGTAGCTGAGCCCGCCGACGATCGAGTCGACCACGGGCACGCCCGCGCTCGCGGCGTTGAGACCGCCCAGCACGATCGGGAAGCTCACGAGGAGCACGAGGATGATGACGCCGGCCAGGCACACGGCGGCGAAGTTCTTGAGGTAGCCCACGCCCATCTGCCGCGTCTCTTCGAGCGCCATGAGCGACAGCGGGATCGGGGAGAAAGCGGCGAGCACGTAGATCTGTATGGCGCGCGCCCAGCTCACCACGAGCGCCACCACGTAGGCGACGATGATCACGACCCAGCTCACGAGCGCCACGACAAGCATGGCGAGCAGGGCCGCCGCATCGTCGTCGGTGGTCGTGATGGAGACGGTCTGGAGGTCGATGGCCGCGCCCGTGTCGAAGAGGCCCGCCACTCGGTCGATGGCGAGCTTTGCCACCTCGTAGACCGACTGCATGATGGCGAAGCTGTTCTGCACGAGGAAGAGGAAGACCGCGAAGAAGACCAGCAGGAACACGACCTCGCGCACCCCGGGCATGGCGGCGTTTCCGTCCATGCGCTGGCTGATCTTGATGAGCTGCACGGTGAACACGAACGAGAGCACCCCGCAGCCGATGGGAAGGATGGCCGTCTCCCAGACCCCGTGGGCGATGTCGTACATGGTGACGCTGCCGGAGCTGCCCAGCATCTGCGTGAAGCCGGCGGAGAGCACACCGTCGGTCCCGATGGACTTGAGCATCCCCACCTGGCTGTTGAAGATCCAATTGCACGTGTCGCGGAGAAGGCCGCAGAGCCACGCGTTCACGTCGTCGGCGATCGAGGCGAACGCCGGCTCGGGGAGGAGCAGCGCCGTAAGTGCTGTGAAGGTGGCGGCGAACGCGAGGGCGAACCTGCGGTCGCGCGCTATGGCGAGGGCGCGTCCCATGGCTAGCCCGCCACGGCGAAGGCGCCGTCCGCGTAGGTCACCTGCAGGATGGTCGCCGCCGCGTCGTCGCAGTGGAAGGTTGCCGACACCGTCTTGGCGCTCACGTCGAGGAAGACCTCGCCGTCGAAGACGGCCTTCGTCGCCGTGGGCACGTGCGCGCGGCAGTAGGCGGCTATCGCGGAGGCGAGCTCGTCTGTCTTCCCGTCCACGAGGGTCGTGTAGGGCTCGGTCACGCCCTCCACCGCCACGGGCGCCTTACCGGCGCTTCCCTGCACGTAGGCCTGCGATACCTGGAAGGCGTCGCAGGAGACGCGGTAGGAGCCCTCGGCACCCGATATGGAGATGGTTGCGGACCGCTCGCCGCCCCCGTCGCTCGTCACCTTCACGTCGAGGGAGTCCTCGGTCTCGGAGACGACCTCGAAGGCGCTCACGTGGACGCCGCCCCCGTCCGTCTCCACGATGGCGCCGTCGGTGAAGGCCGCGGTCTTTCCCGCGTCCCCCTCGGCCTGCCAGGCGTGGGAGCGAAGCAGCGCGAGGGTGCCCTGGCCCTCCGGCGCGTCCTGCGGCTCCGCCTCCTGCCCCTGGGCTGCCCGGGCGGCCTCCTCGGGCGCCTCGTCCCGCTGCGGGCCGGCCAGCGTGCAGCGCACGACCGAGCTCGCCACCAGTATCGCGACCGCGCCCAGCGCGGCCGCGAGCATGACCTTGCTCTTCCTCTCCATTGCCTCTCCTTCCTAGTAGCGGATCGCGCACGTGAAGTACGAGATGCCGCTCGCCTTCCTGCATACGTCGCCCGTGTGCGGCTCGTGTATGTACTCGTCCCCGCCGACGTAGATGGCCACGTGGCCCGGGCGCCAGAGGACGTCGCCGGGCCTGGCCTCCGAGAGCGGGACCTTGGTGCCGGCGTTGGCCTGCGCCTCGGAGTTGCGCGGGATGGATATGCCCGCCTGCGTGTAGCAGTACTGGGTGAGTCCCGAGCAGTCGAGCGCCCGCCCCGGCGAGGTGCCGCCCCAGACGTAGGGCACGCCCAGCTGGCCGTAGGCGGCCTGGACGATGGCGTTGCCGTCGGCGCCCCCGCGCTTCCAGTCCTCCACGGTCATCCCGTCGAAGCGCCTGAGCCCGTAGGTGGCCATGACCGACTTCAGGCTCTCCACGTAGCTCGACGAGGTGGCGTAGCCCGCGTCCTTGAGGCCCTCGGCCATCTTGTCCGAGTCGCGCTCCGCGATGGCCTGCTGGATGAGCGGGTTTCCCGCGTAGCGCTGGTTCTGCAGGAGGACGCGCGATCGGAACACGATGCAGTCGCGCATGCTCCTGAAGCTCGTGAAGTCGGCCATGACGGTGACGTGCTGCCCGCCGTACTCCTCGCCCGTGGACCAGGACGACTTGCCCGCGACCTCGGGCGCGAGTGCGAAGCTCGGCGCCCACTTGATGCCGAAGAGGTTGCTGTCGCGAGTGGCGAGGCCGGAGAGGTGGTCCCCGGCGCCGCTCTCCACGATGATCTGCGCGAGCGTGCAGCCTGCGGGGTGCCCGTACTCCTCCTGGCACTCGAGCGCCGCCTCGACCATCTCGGTCGTGATGTAGGGCGGAAGCCTCTCCACCGCTTGAGCCTGGGCCTCGTTGTCCCAAAAGCCGAAGAGCGAGCTCACGAGCTGGCCCGCGAGGAGCGCGGCGAGGACGACGCAGAGCGCGGCGGCCAGCACGCCCGCCACGGGGGCTGCTGCGGACGACGCTGCGGCGACGATGCCCTTGGAGCCCGCCGCTTCCGACGCCTTCGCGGCTGTCGCCGTCTTGCCGGCGGCGGCCTGCGCCTCGTGCGCCTTCTCCCAGGTGCGCCTCGACTGCACCTTCCTGCGGGCGCGCTCGGCTCGGCTTCCTCGCTTGCCCCGCTTCCGGGAGAGGTCCTTATCGCGCGCCTTGAGGCGGTTCCGTACCGCCTCGGCCGAATGGGCGGCTGCCTGAGCCCCGCGCTCCATGCCGGAGACGCCCTCGAGCTCGTCGGAGTCGTCGGCCTCGTCGACGGCGGCGTCTGCGAGGAGCGCCCTCACGTGAGCGCGCCCCTGTATGGCCGCCTTGGTCCTCTCGGCCTCACCCTCTTCGGGCTTCGCCTTCGCGGCTGCCCGACGCGGGGGTCGGGAAGGGGCCGCATGCCGTCTCGCGTTCGGGCGCCCTTCCCCGCCGCGCACGATGTCGGCAGAGACCGCGTCGGTCCTGCCCGCCCGCGCCATGGCGGCCGGGTCCGTCTCCGCGTGCGCGAGGCTCTGCGAGCCCTCCTGCCCGTGCGTCTCCGCCATAGTCTCGGCCGCGTCGGTCATCGGGCGCCGGCCTTCCTGGCCCGCGCCCTCGCGGCGAACTCGGAGGCCTTCTTCATGGCGGCTATCTCCTCGGGCTTGGTGTTGAAGAGGTCGTAGAGCGCGCCCTTCGGGAAGTCGTCCTTGATGGGGATGCGCGCGCCGCCGGCCACGAGCAGGCCCTCGCCGGCCTTGATGGACTCGTCGAGGTAGCCCGCCTCCTGCGCCGAGAGGTCGAGGAGGTCCGCCCACGCCTTGCGGTCGAGCGGAGACTGCTTGTGGAGCAGGATGAAGTCGGAGTTGAGCACCATGTTGCGCGCCTCCTCGTGCTCGAGCATGTAGACGCTGTTCTGCGTGATGCCCGTGCAGACGAGGTTGAACTTGCGCCCCTCTGCCCAGAACTTCGAGAAGTACGAGATGACCGAAGGGTGGCCGAAGAGGCTCTGCACCTCGTCGATGTAGAGCCAGGTGGTGACGCCGCGCTCGAAGTTGTAGTACATGCGGTTGCGCACGCACTCGAGCACCGCGACGATGCCGAAGGCGCGCATGTTCTCCGAAAGGTCCTTGAAGTCGATGTTGGTGATGCGACGCTCGAAGGTGACGTTGCTCTCGTGGTTGAAGAACGATAGCGCACCCTTGACGTAGCGCTCGTAGCGCAGGGCGATCTCTGCCGCCTCGCGCTCGGGCTGGATTAGCAGCTCCTCGTAGAAGTCGCCGAGCAGCGGCAGCCTTCCCTTGTCGGCGCATCCCTCGTAGGAGAGCTCCACGCAGCGGCTGATGATGGACTTGTCCGCCTCGGGCAGCCCCTGGCTCCCCTCCGCCATGGTGGCAGACGACAGCGCCAGGAAGGCGTCTATCTTGAACGCCATCTGCGAGGCCGTGGACTGGTGGGCCACGTCGGAGAGGTCGAAGGGGTTCAGGTGCGTGCCGGCGTCCGGCGCGAAGCGTATGCACTCGCCGCCGTTGCCGGTGACGACGGGACTGTACTCGCCTGCGGGGTCGAGGATGATGATCTCGTCCTCCGGGTAGGCCAGTATCGTGTTCTCGATCTCGCGCTTCACGGAGAACGACTTGCCCGATCCCGGCTTGCCCGCGACGAAGCCCATGGGGCTCGCGAGGAGCTTGCGGTTGCAGAGCACGAGGTTGGAGGACTGCTTGTTCTGCCCGTAGTAGCCGCCGCCCTCCTGCGCGAGCTCCTGGGTGGCGAAGGGCATCTGCACGGCGACCTGCGCCGTCGTCATCATCCGGGACACCTCCACGTGGTTGTGCCCCAGGGGCAGTATGGAGTTCATGCTCTCGCGCTGGCGGTAGTCGAGCGCCTCGGCCTCGATGGAGTGCTGGCGCGCAGTGGAGACGATCTGGTCCACCTGGTCGTCGAGCTCATCGCGCGTCGCCGCGTAGGTGTAGACGAGCCCCGTGTAGACGAAGAGGCGCTGGTTCTTGTTCTGCAGGTGGTCGAGGAGGTCCTCGGCCTCCTCCTTCGAGTACTTGAGCTCGCTGGGCAGGATCTGGAAGTCGTAGCCCTTCTTCACCGCGCCCATCTGCTCGTCGATGATCTCCTTGTCCATCCACGCCAGGCGGGTCTTCACGAAGGCCACGGCGCGGGCCTTGTCGATGGCCTGCACGTGGAGCGAGACGGAGAGCGGCATGGGCAGGTCGATGATGTCGGCGAGGCAGCGGTCGGTGAGCTCGCTGCCGAACCGGCGCAGCACGAGGACCTGGCACCAGGTGCCGTCGCTCGTGAAGCAGCTGCCCGAGCCCTCGGGCTTGAAGTCGAGGGAGGCGGGGCACACGAAGTCCTTGGCCGTGAGGCTGGAGGCTCCGCCTACGGCGTCCCACGAGAACGAGAAGGGGCGTCCTGGCCTCAGCTGGGAGTTGATAGCGCGCAGGCGCTCCTCGCCGTCGAGGATGCGCGCGTCGCTCCTGATCTTCGCGAGCGTCTGCATGGCGTCGCCCCTCATGCGCGCGAGCTTGGGGACGGCGGCCTCCACGTTCTCCGCGCCCGTCGAGAAGGTCAGCAGGCGTTGGCGCGTGAGGTTGGAGACCCCCTCGCGCATCTTGTCGTTGAGTATTCGGTTGTACTCGCGCGCGAGCGGCGCGGTGTCCGGGTCGGCCTCCGGGAAGAACTCGCGGTTGCCTATCTCGGAGGCGGGGATGGGCGTGTTGGCCACCGTGACCTGCACGCAGCTCTCGGTCCCGAAGTAGTCGAAGAGCTGGCACCAGCCGGAGAAGACGGCCTTTTTTCCCTCCTCGCGGGCGCTCTGGTAGCTGATGTCGTCGAAGGCCACGGTCTGGGAGAAGAGGCCCTCCTCGACCTGGCAGATGCCGTCTCTGTACATGAGGTCGAAGCCCACTGCTCCGTAGACGTCGCGCGCCGCGCGGCGGCGTCGGCGCTGCTCGGCGGTCTGGTCGGTGAGCTGGCGCTCCTGCTCCCTCATGCGCCGCTCGATGGAGCGGCTGCGCGAGGCACCCTTCCGGCCGCCATCCTCCTTAGTGCCTTTGCGTTTCCAAAGTGGGTTCACGTCTCTCGGCCCCCTTCCTCCTCGATGCCCTCTTGGCCCTGCGGTCGCACTTGGCGCATGCGATGCCCGGCGCGAGCGCGCCCGTGCGCGCGGCCGTCGAGTAGCAGACCTTACCGTCGCCCAGGACGTGCGCCAGGTAGAGCGGGATGAACTTCTCGGCCTTCATGCCCTTCGGCCGCCAGAAGCCGGCGAGCCAGAACGGCATCGAGGCCGCCATGACGGGAAACGTCGCATCGGACACCTCCACGCCCAGCCCGAAGTGGGCGGCGGCCGCGGCCCCGACCGAGGCGGTCAGCCCGCTGACGACGCACGCGAGCGTGCGCGCGGAGAGCTTGCCGACGACCTTCTCGGTGTACTCGGATATGTCCTTGTGGACGATCACGCTCAGCATGGGCGCGCCCTACGCGGGGAGCCACGACGTGTCGAGCATGCCGAAGTAGACCGCCGCGGCGACGATGATGGCGCCGCCTGCGATGGTCGAGATGGCGCTCGCTATCTGCGAGCCGCCCTGCTGCTCTCTGATGGCGAGTCCCAGCGAGACGGCTCCCCACACGATGAGGAACCCTCCCAGGAAGGTCACGCATCCCGAAACGAGCGTGATGATCTGCGAAAGCATGTGCTCCTTCTCCTTGTCTCCCATACGCGGCTCCGTCCGCCGCGCGTTTTGCTAGCTCACTTGCCGCGCGGCATCGCGGCGCGCCTCGAGGTAGGCCTTGAAGTCGAACGGCTCCGCGAACCTCGCGCCGGGATGCCCCGGGTAGGCCTCCGGCCACATGGGGTGGCGCGTGATGTCGTACTTTCTGTCCTTGAGCGGCATGGCGCCGGCGATGAGCACGAGGGCGGTGTCGCGTGGCAGGCGCGCCACCTCCGAGCCCTGCACGAGGTCGCGCTCGAGGGTGTTCCAGTTGCGCGTCGAGCCGGGCGTGGCGCCTCTGCTCTCGTTCCAGGTGAGGGTGTCGACGGTCTCCTTGCCCACGGACTCCGAGATCTCCTTGACCGTGTCGGTGGACTTCCCGCCCAAAAAGAGCGTGGTGTCGCAGCAGTCGACGATGGTGGCCGCGTCGTCCTTGTAGCGTGCCTTGAGCTGTGAGACCGACTGCAGCACGACGGACATCGAGATGTTGCGGCTGCGGATGACGGCGACCATCTTCTCCACGTCCGGCAGGCGCCCGATGTTCGCGAACTCGTCGAAGACGAGGTGAACCGGCACAGGGAGGCTCCCGCCGTGGTCGGCGAGCGCCTTCTTGCAGAGGACGTTCATGGTCTGCCACATCATGATGGCGAAGAGGAAGGAGTAGAGGCTCGAGGTGTCGGACATGACGGCGAACACGGCGCGGCGGCTGCCGTCGCTACCCAGGCGGTCGAGGTGCATCTCGTCATAGGAGACGAGCTCGCGCACCTGCGGTATGGCGAAGGGCTCCATGCGCGTGTTGCAGGAGACGAGGATGGACTTCATCGTCTTCCCGGCCGCGTCCTTGAACATCTTGTAGTGCAGCAGGCAGAAGTCGGAGTCCACGGAGACGGGCTCGCCGGTCCTCACCCACGAGAACTCGGAGGACGCCGCGCGGTACGAGATGCGCGAGCCGGCCTCGAAGGAGCCCTCGCGTGCGGTGGACGTACGCATGTAGCGCATGCCTGTCTCGACCTCGTGGAAGAGCAGGTCGAGCGGGCTCATGTAGTCCTCGTCCGTCTCCTTGGCCTTGGCGAGCGAGAGCAGGGTCACGAGCCCCGAGAGCGAGCGGTCCTCGGGCGGACAGTAGCGCACCAGGTAGCCGATGAGCGCCACGTAGAGCAGGCGCTCGGCGTTCTCCCAGAACGGGTCGCCAGTGTGCTCGCGGTCGCCCGTGGTGTTCTCGATGAGGCAGGTCACGAACTCGAGGATGTCGGCCTCGTCGTTGACGTAGGCGAGCGGGCTGTAGTGCATGGAGCGCGAGAAGTCCACGGTGTTGAACGAGAGGACCTCGTAGCCGTGGGCCTCGAGCATCCGCCCCATGCGGGGCAGCGTCTCGCCCTTTGGGTCGGTCACGAGGTAGTCGGAGTTCATCTGCATGATGTTGGGCTCCACGTAGCCGCGGGTCTTGCCCGATCCGGAGCCGCCCACGACGAGCACGTTGCGGTTGCGCTCGTAGCGCCTGTCGCGGTCCTCGCGCGAGAGCGCCAGCGCGAAGTTCTCGGTGAGGATGATGTTGCGCTCGGGGTGCTTGGTATCGGCGAAGCGCCTTCCCTCGCGGCGCGTGCCCCAGCGGGCGCTGCCGTGCTCCTCGCCGGCGCGCTCGCCCGGGCGGTGCGTGAGCGAGTAGGCCCATAAGGCCCAGATGCCGCAGGCGGCGAGCAGCGCCGCAACGAGGGCGGCGGGTTTCGTGGTGAACGGGAGATTGCTCGATGCGAAGTCGGGGAGGGCCTCGAGGGCCCTCTGGAGGTTTCTGGTGGGCTCGCCGGAAAGCGAAACGAGGCAGCTTGCGTAGGCGTTGGCGAATAGCGCCGCCGCGACGGAGCCCGCCGCGGTCAGGGCGAGGGGCGCGCCGCGCCGCCTCACCTGCTCCTCGCTTCCTCGAAGCGCGGGTCGCGCGCTCTCTGGCGTGCCCTGGTCGCGCCCTTCTCGAGCGCCTCGGATGCCTCGCGGGCGTCCTTCGCGCGCTCGTCGAGCGTGCGGGCGTCGCGCTGCTCCTCGGCCCTGCCCCTTATCTTCTCGGACGCGCGCTCGCGCGCCGCGTCGGTCTCGTGCGAGAGCTCGCCCAGGGCATCGGCGACCTCCTGGGCGTCCTCGACGCGGAAGAGGAGGCACTCGCGCTTGGCTGCCTGGTCCTCGAACCAGGCGCTCTCAACGCCCTTGGACTTGAGCTTGGACTCCACGGCCGCCTTGGCGGCGTCACGGTCCTCGAGCTCCTCGAACTCGTGCATATCGAGCCGCGCCCACTCCACGCCGGCGTCCGCGGGCTCGGTCCTCGCCTCGCTCGCATGGGCGAACGCGCGGGACATGCCCCTGGATCGGTATATCATCGCCCGCTCTCCGGCCCTCTCGCCGATGCGGAAGACCGTGTCGAAGAGCTTCTCGCCGGAATCGTCGCCGAAGTCGTTTGCCATGGCGCGTTCCTAGAGGTCCCTGCCGGGAAGCGGTGCAGGAGCCGGGCGCGAGCCGATCTCTGCAGCGGCCTCGCGGCTCTCCGCCGCGCGGGCGGCAAGCCCGTCTCCGCGTCCCGCCGTGCGCAGGCGTACGCCCAGCGCCAGCGACTGCGCCGCCGGCTCGGCCTCCTCGGGCGATGCCGGGGAGAGGTACTTCTCCATTTCCTCGGGTTCCTTGGCGAGCGCGTCCACGGCGTAGTCGCGGAAGGTGCCCTTCGCGCCTTCTGCATCGAACTGTCTGGAGAGCTCCGCGAGCCTTCCCGCCAGCTCGGGCGGGCAGAGGTACTCGAGGCGCGTGCACTCAACGGGGAGTGCCGCCCGCATGGAGGCGACGTAGCCCTCGAAGTCGGCGCGCGAGCGCGTGACCATGTGGCTGCAGGAGACGGACTCGAAGTCCTTCCACGTGCCGTTGTCGTTCTTGAGCGTCCAGTACTCGTCTCCGCCGTTCACCTGCTGGATGAATGCGAGGTCCCCGTAGACGACGCCCTGCCTGATGACCCAGATGCCGCTCTCGAAGTACGAGTCGAGCGCGTCCATGTCGGGTGCCGCGACGAAGGCGTAGGGATAGTCCTCGAGGTACGGGTCGTCCTGCCACGCGTAGCCGCCCCGCTTTAGCCAGCCGTTCTCCTGGCACTTCTTCTCGAGTGCCTCGGCGGTCTTCGCGTCGACGGGTTCAAGGCTCCTGGGGTCGGATGTCATGGCGGCTCCGTTCTCTTGTCGGTATGGTGCGGGCCGCCGCGGCCGTGTCTCGCGTCGGCGTGTTTCGCCGGGCGGTCCGCCAAGGGGTGTATACAGCGTGCGCATGTCCGCGCGCTCGCGGCGCGGGGCGCTAGGCCACGCTTAGCCACGCTAGGTTCTGGTTCCTTGTCTCCTCCGCCTGTGGTCGAGATCGGGGAGGGGCACGGGCGTGCACATCTCGGCGAGGCGCGAGGCGATCGCCTCCGCGCTCTCGCGCTCTCCCGCCCTGCCGAGCCTCCTCGCCAGGGCGGCGGGCGCGTACTGCGAGGTCACCACGATCGGGCGCATATCCTCGTAGCGCACGTTCACCACCTGGAAGATGGTCGTGAGGACCCAGCTGTTGCCGTTCTCCTTGCCGAGGTCGTCCAGGATGAGGAGGTCACACCCGGTGTAGCGCCCCACCCCGCCGGCCGTTGACGCGCCATGCCCGTAGGTCGCCTGGATGGAGTCGAGCATGTCGAGGGTGGTGGTCATGACGACGGAGGCGCCCGCGTAGACGAGCGCGCGTGCGAGCGCGGATGCAGCGTGCGTCTTGCCCGAACCCACGCGCCCGTGGATGTAGAGGCCGTCGCCCCCGTGGGGGTCGAACTCGGCGAGGAAGCGCGCGACCTCGGGGATGGAGGTGCGCGCCCCTGCGAAGCGCCGGGCGACGCCGGCTGCGGCCAACTTGCGCGCGACCTCGGCCTCCTTCGACCTGCGCTCCTCGCGTTCTATGCGCTCCTGCTCGATGCGCTCGCCCTCGCATCCGCAGGACTCCGCCGTCACCCAGCGCACGCGCCCCAGGAACTCGGCTCCCAGGGGCGTGAGCTCCTTCCCGCACCAGCGGCACCTCATGGGCTTGGGATCGTCGAAGGCCAGCCCCAGTTCCCTCGCTTTTTCTGGAGTGAGAAACGCGTTTTCTCTCATGTCTTCGCTTTCCCCTTTCCTCTTGGGTGACGAGCCGTCACCGGTGCCCCCGACGAGCCGTCGGGGTTGAGCGCCCCGTCGTCTGACGTCTCGTCGGGGAGTGACGATTCGTCAGGGGGTGACGGCATGTCATGGACGGCGTCGCCCAGGCGGTAGCTCCTCGTGACGTTTCCCGAGGGCGAGGTGCGGGTGCCCATCTGCACGACGAGACCGCGCGACACCAGCTCGTTCACTGAGCGCGTGACCGTGCGCGCCGTCGTCCCCAGGAACTCGGCGGTCTTGGTCCTGCTCTCGTAGAACTCCGAGGTGCCGTCCCGGCAGAAGCCGTAGATGCGCGCGAAGACGCTGAGCGTCACGCCGGAGAGCCCGAGTGATTTCCACATGAACTGGTAGACGACGATGAAGCGTTCCTCGGCGGGCGTTTCAGCGCGCGCCATGCTCGGCCCTTCTCACTTCGCTCACGAGGCGGGAGTTGCGGTCGACCCACTCCGCGAGCTCCCTGCGCGCGATGAACATGCCGCGCATGCGGGTGAACAGGCGCCTGAACGGCAGGGGGTCAAGTTCCCGGTACGCGAGGTCGCGCACCGCGTTCTCGCTCACCTGTATGAGCGCTGCCACATCCTGGGTGGTGTAGAAGTCCTTGAGAGGAACCTGCGGCTTGGTCTGTTTGGCTGCTGTCATTGCCGAGTCACCCCTTCGGTTGCTCGCCTTGCGTCCTCCCCGCGACCAGCGCTGGGCGGCAGGCGGCGAGGCGAGCGCGAGGGGGCGTCGAGCCCTGGGGTTGTGGCGATGCGGCGAGTTTCTCTCGCAAGGAGGCGCGCGGCCATGGGATTCCCGATCAGATGTCGTTGCCCATGGCGCGCAGCGTCTCGTCTAGCTCGTCTTTCCTGACACGCAGAAGTCTCCCTATCCTTATGGCGGGGATCTTCTGCCGCTCGATGAGCTTGTAGACCGACGTCTTCGATACGCGCAGGTATTCCGCGACCTGCGGCACGTCCATGAGGCCGTCGGGCAGGTCGTACGTTTCGGATGTCGAGGAGGCAGCAGATCCCCGTATCTCCGCCCCGACATTCTCGCGGCTTTCAGCATCATTATCTGATATCCCCCGATGGACTGGGAACGCCTCGCGTGGCATCTTGAGGATGTCGTCTCTCATGGGATGGCCTACCGCCTCTCGTCTTGCATCTGGTGCCCTTGGGTCGCAACAAGGCCCAAGGAGTCGCGTCTTTTGGACGTGACAAGCAGAGAGATACCTGTTGGAAAGCGCGTGTGCAAAGCCACAAGGGGCGTTAGGCCACGCTAAGCCTCGCTAGGTTGCAGACGAATGAAAAAGGTGAGCAACGGGGTCTGCCGCTCTCCACTCTCAGGCACGCGATGTAATCCATTTGAACGATAATGTTTATAAGTACAAACAAATTGCCAGCGCCTGCTTTGCGCTGGTGCAAGGGGCAGCGGAACGATGAAAATCAAGTCTATCAGCATACGCAATCACAGCAGGATCTCCGATTGTTCTCTCGATGTCAGAGACAACTTGATACTGGTAGGAGCAAATGGCAGCGGGAAAAGCTCAGTCATAAGATGCATAGACCTGGTGCTTGGCAGGACGACGCAGCAGCTGTACCGCTCCATCGACAACTCTGACTTCGAAGACGAGGAGCAACCTTTTGCTGTTGAAGTTAAGCTAGAAGGGCTCAGCGAAGATGAGCGGTCGTTTTTCCCAGACGATTACGATGCATTAGACAACTCGTTGACTGTTCGCATGGAAGCCACTCTAGACAAGGATGATCTCACGATCAGGCGATACTTTCCAAAAGGCGCCGGCGAGAACAATTTGAGAAGAGAGCAGCTTGAGAGCATCGGATGGAGCATGATCCCTTCCGATTTTTCTACCACGCAGCTTGAGCCAGGTAGGAAGACTATCGTAGATGATTACCTCAAAGAGGTGGATGCCTCTGGAGACGAGTCGAAATTGGCCGAGGCCATCAAATCACTTAGTGATGCGATTGACGGCTCAGATGCCTTCAAAGAAGCATTGGGTTCCCTGGCAGATCAGCTTGACCCCGTGCTCGACGGAGGTATTACGGCAAACAAGCTTCACTTCGTCCCCGAAGCGGCAATCAACGGGGATTTGCTAAATGACGTCCGGCTTCAGATTGAGGGCAAATCCGGAACCGCTCGCCAGGCGACAGAACAGTCTGACGGTACCAAAGCGCTTATTGCCTTTTCCATCTTTGGCCTGCTTAATTCGGGTGGGATGATTGCCATTGACGAGCCGGAGACTCACTTGCACCCATCGGCGCAACGAAACTTGATGCGCATTCTGAAGAGCACCGGTCGACAACTTGTCATAGCCACACATTCTGGTGTTGTTGCTGGCGAGTTCGATCCCGTCAGCGTCGCGGTTACTCACGAGGGCATTCCACCAGTACAACCCAGTCGAGGGTTCCTTTCAAGCAAAAAGGACCAGGCAACTCTCGCAAGGTGGTGGATAAGCAGCAAAGTTGAACTTCTGACGGCAAAGCAGATTATCGCAGTCGAGGGGCCATCGGACAGGATGGTGCTTGAAGAGGCTGCGGAGAAGATGGGGCGCCACCTCGAAAGAGACGGCATTGAAATCCTCGAAGCTGGCGGATGCACAGAAATGCAGCATGTATTAGACATCTTTGGAGAAAACGGATTCGGCCTCAAAGTGAACATTTTGATTGATGAGGACGACGGAAGAAATCTAGAAAAACTAGCGAATAGGCTTGAGGTCACGGTCGATAATCTCGCAGAGAAATCTGTCTTTGTATCAAGAAAAGACCTTGAAGACGAGTATGTTTCCGCCATCGGGGCGGACAGGCTGTGGAGCGCGATGAGCGATTCGAGTCTGTTTACTAGAAACATGTTGAGTAACTGCAAGATTGCACCTGGAGCCTCAGTGCCAAACGAGCAAGACCTGGCGGAGTATTGCCGATCCAACAAAATTATAAGCGCTGTGGTTGCCTGCGGAACATTTGACAAAGAGACGGCAGAAAAAGTGTCGAGCGTTGCCGAGGTGCTCCGAAATGCGAGCTAGCTCGTCTGAGGTCACCAAGGAACAACAGGAGATTTTCGATTACGAACCTTATGGCATGGTGATTACCGCACCGGCTGGGTGCGGTAAAACCGAGGCGCTTGCCTACAGGGCAAAAGGCCTCCTTGAGCGATACGATTTTGGCGGAAACGGCAGAAGGCTGCTTATCACCTCCTTCACTAATCAGGCGAAGGACAACATTAGCGAACGGCTTAAGAAGTACATTGGGATGCAAACGCTAAGAGAGCACGTCACCGTCTGCAATTTCCATGGTCTAGCCTCGCGAATTATTAAGGCTCATGGTCAGCTCATAGGTATCGGAAGCGATTGGACCCTGGCGAGTGTTGACTGGGTAGGCAGAGAGCTTCGCGCTGGCGGATACGATCGAGACGACAGCAACCAGGCCGGACAGGCCTTACGCGACGCAAAGCTTACGTGCCTGACCGATGCGGACGTAATGAAACAGCTTGAAGGCATCGATGGGCATGTCGGTGAAATCGCCCGTAGCATCGAGAAAAAACGAATCAACGAGAAGATGATTTCCTACGACGATCAAATTAGGGTTGCGCTGTGGTTGCTGCACGATCATAGAGTGGCTGCGCTTTACAGAAACCACTTCTTCGCAGCGCTGGTTGACGAGTTTCAGGATCTGACACCTCAACAGCTGAGATTCGTACAGGCGCTTTGCGGAGCGAACATCACTTTTGCCGGCGACATCGCGCAAAGCATCTATTCGTTTGCAGGAGCAGATGCAGACTATGTACAGCATGAGATTGCCAAAAGCTCTAGTAAATCAGTAAAGCTACTGAAGTCTTTTAGGTCGGCTCCTATAATTCTAAATGCAGTCAACTCCCTATCTCCGGTGACTGGTAGCGAGCATCTCAGCGCCGCCTTCCCTAGTCGCTGGGGCTCGGGTGGAGCTGCTGGGCTCGCATCCTTTGATAACGAGGATTGCGAAGCCGCGTGGATTGCTGGCATGTCAAAGTCTATTTTGCGCCATTGCCCGCATCAACGAATTGGCATCATCACGAGGACGGGTTACCGCGCTATCACCGTGAAGAGGACTTTAACGCAAGGCGGAATCGAATATACCGATTGGGGAAGCGGCATCTTCAGACCAGAGGTAGCCGGAGTCCTTAAGCACATTTGCTCTGATATACAAGCTCGGTCCTTTGCAAATAACCTTGAGGCTCTCCGATACATTCAGCAGAGGGCTGCTACCTGCCACGTGAGTCAAACAGAGGAGCTTGAAGAAGCCTGCGGCTGGCTCTTTGATTAACTTTTCCAACGCGGCTTTGATTTATCAAAACTGCATGAAATCGAAGAGAATATCACTGTGAGGAGAGGAAACGAGACTATCGCCACACGCGAAGGCGTTCATTGCCTCACAGGACATGCTGGAAAAGGTCAGCAATTTGACTGGGTGTTTGTGCTTGGCTTGGAGGATGGAACTATACCTTACTATAGAGCGAAAAGCCCCGAGTCCAAGCGTGAAGAGGCCAAGGTGCTTTCTGTAATGATTTCCCGTGCGCGGATTGGTATTTTTGGAACTTATACAAAAATCGACACGCGACACTTTAGTAAGCAGCCTTCGGAGTTTATTCAATACCTGAAAAAGGCTCCCGGATTCCTGTGCGGTAAAGAAAGTATTGAGGCATGGTGCAGCAAGGCTGACTGGCCGGCGATAGCATCAATGTAACTTGAGCTTTATGAAGCTGCGGGCAATTGCGCTGGAGTAGTTTGCGATGTAGTCACCTCTTTCGTCGTAAAGTGCGTTTCCCCAGTTCGGCGTCGTCATTCTTCACTCGGAATTTGTCACTCTTGGGTCGGGGAGCGTCCTGCTCCATTAGTACCTCTTCCGTCCATGTAGTCAGTTGTGCGCAACCGAACTACATTTTCGCAGGCCAGATGCGTCACTCTCCGGTCGGGTGAAAATACTCTTCTCAAGTGACTACAGAGCATGTAGTCAGTGCTGACTACATGGTGACTACACGGTTTTCCGCGATAGGAGAGTAGAAGAAGCCCCAGCTCACCCGTCCCGTTGACTACGTGCAAATGGGCTATGCGACCATTGAGTGGGAGTAAAATCCGCAAGGAAACACTCTTTCTCACTCCCATCCGAAAAGCAACGAATCCGCAGGTCAGAAGTGGTGTGTTCGAGAAATCGGCGCACCACTTTTCCTCACTAGAAAACGCTCCTCTCGGGATTATTTGTAGCAGGATTTGTGGCGGCCCAGGATCGCCCAGAGGGGGTCCGGGGCATCCGGAAGGAGAAGAAAATGATGGACGAAGCCACGATGAGGAAGCTCCAGCAGGACGAGGACATGGCCTACTTCCGCGCGGACTTCTGCCTGAGCTCGCCCGAGAGCTACAGCCACGAGGAGAAGAGGCGGATCTGCAACGACATGGCGGCGACCACCATGGCGCAGCTCGCCGCGATGCGCGCCGACTTCGAGAGCATGCCGCCAGAGCTCAGAAGCAAGCTCCTGGACATGCTCTGCCAGTCGGGCGTCGAGAGCCCGCAGTGGTGGTGGGACGTCCTCGTGGGCGAGGGCGACCCCGTCTACCGCGACTGGGAGCCGCTGGAGTAGAGGAGGCCCATAGAGAGACCGAAAGGGAGGCCGTCTGCACGCAGACGGCCTCCCGCTCATTCGTCGTCCCTTACGGCCTCGCCGATCTCCCCGAAGGCCTTGAACACGGGAATCAGGGGCACGAAGACGGCGATAAGGACCAGGCAGACCAAGATGCCGAGGACGTAGCCCGCCTGCTCCTTCAGCCAGCGCCAGCGCCTCGCCCAGCGCCTAAGAGAGCATCTGGTTGACGCGCTTCTGAACAGCCGCATAGCTCGACCCCAGCCTTCTCCTGCGCTCCTCGCCGTTGCCGTAGTCGCCCCGGATGACGGCCCGCGCCAGCGCATCGATGTCGACGGGGGAGCCCACGCCGAACATCTCGTTCACGCGCCTCTGCACGGCCGCGTAGTTGGACCCCAGGGCCCTCTCGCGGGCGTCCCCGTTGCCGAACTCGCCGGCGATCACGCGCCGCGCCAGGTCGTCGACGTCGACGGACCCGCCAGAGAGGATCCTGTTCACCTCGGCCTGGACCTCGTCGTAGCGGCCGCCAAGGGCCTCGCGCCTCGCGTCCCCGTTGCCGAACTCGCCGGCGATGACCCTCCTCGCGAGCTCGTCTACGCTGCCGGAGGGGGAGGCGCCGCCCGCCCCTCCGTCGCCGGCGGCCGCGCAGCGCCGCAGCCAGTCGCCCGCGTCCCCGTAGAACAGGTCGAGGTCCAGGCGCCCGCCGTAGCCGGGGACCCTCCCGGAGCTCGTGTACTGGAACAGCAGCGGCGCGTCCCACGCGCCGAAGTCCCAGCCGTCCGTCCAAGGCTCGCCCTTGAACCCCGTCTCGTCGTAGTTCGGGTACTGGGCCACCCAGAGCGGGTACGTCCTTGCGACCGAGGACCAGTCGTGGGAGAAGAGCACGGACTTGCTCGCGTAGATGCCCGGCGTCACGCCGGTCCTCGCGCGCACGCGGTCCAGCCACGCCTTGGCCCAGGCAACTCCCAGGGAGACCGCGTCGGCCTCCCAGTCCAGGAACGGGATCGCCCTGCCGATGTAGGGCCCGAAGGCCGCGACGAACCAGTCGGCCTCCTGCTCGGCCGTGCCCTCGTAGCTCCGGTCTCGCGCGTAGTGGTAGCAGCCCAAGAGCTTGCCGGCGGCCAGGGTCGCGTCCGCGTGGCCACGGAAGCACCCGTTCGCGTAGCCCCTGCCGCCCGTGGCCTTCACGATCACGAAGTCGCAGGTGGCCATGTTGGAGACGACCAGGTCGTCCTGCCAGCCCGAGATGTCTATGCCGTTAAGCCCCATGCGACTCGCCCCTCGTGATCCCCGGGGTGTCGCCGCCGTTGCCGCCCAGCGCGGCCATCACCGGCGAGAGGACCGCCATCACCAGTGCCACCACGAGAGCGCGCACGCTCGGGTCCATCACGCACCAGCCCATGATCAGGTCCAGGTTCGCGACCACCACGCCCAGCACGCCCTGCACGATTGTGCGCAGGAGCCTCCACTTCCAGTCGTTGCCTGCAAGGAACTCGCCCATGTCATGCCACCTTCCCCTTGAGGTCCGCTATGTCGTTCCTCGCGACGGCCATGTCCCGCTCGAGCCGGTAGGTTCGCTCCAGGACCTGGTTGTGCTTCTCGACCTTCTCCGTGAGGGCGTCCAGCTTGACCTCCATGACGGCTCTCGATTTCGAGTTGGAGAGGATGACGCCCACGAGGGTGACCACCCCCGTGATGATCGCGACGACGATCGACTCCATAAAGAAATGCCTCCTGAGCTCGTTGGTACGTCCTCAGGAGGCAGTTTCTACGGGTGTCACAAAGTGGCTATGTGGCTACTCAGCTATTGGGATGTCCTTGTATTTCTCAAAGAATGGATCGTCGTCTTCAGGATTTGACTCTGGGACGTAGACCCCAACCAGCCCTCGCTCTTCGAGGTAATCCAGCATTGCCTCAATTACGTCTTGCTCATCCTTCCACTCCAGTGCTTCAAATTCTTCGAGGCTTTCGGTACGTCTGGCATGTTCAGGGAACCACTTGAGGAGTAAGCGTGTCGTAAGGAGGTCGAGATCGTTCTCAAGCTTTCGTCTTTGGTCCCAATTGAGCTCCTTGTAAACACCCTCGGTAACGTTATGAATGAGAAGTGTTTCCAGCAGGTGTTTATATGAGCCGATTCTGTGTTGCTCGACCAACCGATATGGAAATGATTTTGGGTCCAAGAAATGCTCTAACCAGTATTCCCGCACCCCTTCTTCTCTCATGATATCCAGGTTCAAAGTCCATGCGAAGCGGCCTGCAAGGTAATCGGGGTGGACATCGAGCTTCTTTGCGATTTTGCCCAGCAGCTCAGGCCGCATCGATTTGGTCTTTAGGGCGCGGCGGATCGTTCTCTCGGTCTTGCCGATATCCTTGTCAGCCCCAAGCTTGCGAATGCTTGATCCTTGCTTGTGCACAACCCACTTGAACCACTCGGGCTCTATTTTCTCGTTGAATGCGGGCGAATGCTTGCCGTCCATTCGAAGGCCTTTCAAATGCGGACATTTTGCTATGAGTATGACACTACCTAAAACACAACAGTCCACTATATCATGTAAATCGTGGCCACTAGTCGCGGACATTTACAGCGCGAACCTGCATTTTTCAAAATCAAGCCCGGCCTCGGTTAGGCCGAGAAAGAAGGTCGAAGATGGAAACCAAGACTCTAGTCAGCTTCGCTGATGATGACAAGGACGGAGATGATCTTGTCCAGATGGCACGGCAAGGAATAAATAAGGCGATTGAAGCCAATGAGACGGTCGCCAAGCACCAGATGGAGGTCCTCAGCATGCAGGCCCATGAAACCCAGGCTTTGCTTCAGGACGGTAATCTCAGCGAAGAGCAATTCGAGCGGGTGATGAGGGAGTCTGAACGGCTCAGACAGTCGATGGCAGAGGCGTCGACGCGTCTCTACGTCTCGAATTTCGAGCTTGTGCTAGGTGCATGCGCCATTCTCGTGTTCGGAGGAGCGCTTTTCAAGTTGCGTGTGGCGTAAGCGAACGAGTAGGCGAAACGGAAACGGGGGACGTTGTGTGTATCGTCCCCCGTAAGTTGATTTAGCTATGCCGTCGTCAGGTACCCCGGCGTGCCCGCAGCGTCGATGCGGAAGTACGCGCACCCTGTCTTCGAGCTCTCCCACGCCGTCCCGTTGCCGCCGACCAGGCTGCCGCAGTTGTAGAAGCACTGCGGCCCCGTGAGCCCGCTGCCCGGCAGCGCCCAGCCCGCATCCGCCCAGATCGTCACGAGCGACGAGCACCCCGAGAAGCAGTAGGTCACGTCGGTCAGCGCAGACGGGTCGAAGCCCCGGAGGTCCAGCTCCGTCACCGCAGCGGAGGCGAACGTGAACCGCATGCAGCGGACGTTCGCGAGGTTGCCGAGGCCCGTCACGGCGGCCAGGTTCGTGCAGCCGTAGAACAGGTAGTTCAGGTTCAGGTGGGCGAGCGTGGACATGTCGGCCGCGAAGGTCGCGTGCGTCAGGTGCTCGCGGTGCGTGGCGCCCGTCGTTCCGTCCCAGGGCGTGAAGCCCAGCCCCTGGTACCTGCCGATGGCGCAGACCCGGTTCGTGGCGATGAGCGCCTTGTTGGCGTCCGCCGCCGGGCTCGCCGAGAGCACGCCGGTGCCGTCGGTGTAGTAGAAGGCGTGGAACCAGGTGCGCGCGTCGTTGCCCGGGTCGGTCAGCACGCCGCCCGCGCCAACCTTGAGAACGGCCTTGCCGCTCGTTGCCGTGGGCACGAAGCCGTCGGTGCCGCCCACGAGCCTGTTGCACCCGTAGAGCACGGAGGCGTGGCTGGTGATGGTCGAGTAGTCGAAGCTGGTGGCGTAGATCGTCTCCAGGCTGCTGCAACCGCTGAACATCTGCCTTACGTCGGTCGCGCCGGCGCAGTGCTGGAAGCCCGAGACCTCAGTGCAGTTGGAGAAGGACATGCAGAGGTGGGCCAGGTTGGTCATGCCGGCCTCGGCGAAGGTGGGGTCGAAGACCACGCGCGCCACCTCCAGCTTGACCGGGTCCCACGGCCTGTCGGTGGCGGAGGAGTAGCCCTCGGCCGCAACCTCGAAGCGCCTCGCCACCGTCCCCAGGGGGCACGCCCCGCCGTCGCGGTAGGAGAACTCCAGGGTGCCGTCAGCCAGCAGCAGCGCCCGGACCTTGAGCCCCGTGTCCCATGACAGGGCCAGTATCGCCGCAGCCATGTCGCCGGGCCGGTATGCGGTCGCCTCGCCGTTCTGCCCGCGAATGGCCTCGGCGATGCCGGAGAACACCGACTCGGGCAGCACGCCGCTCTCAAGGGCCTTGTAGGGCTGAGCGACGTACCCGCCGGCGTTGCTGCCGTCCAAGGCGGCGACCGCAGCCGCCATCTCCCTCGGCCTGTAGGTGGTCGCTACGCCGGCCTGGTGGCGGATCGCGTTGGCGATGTCCGTGAGGATCCTCGTCGATACCATGCCCACCGCCATCAGAACTGCTCCCCCTCCAGGCTGCTCAGGCCGTCCATCGCCGTCTCGATCTGCTGCGTCACCCAGCTTTGCGTCGCGTAGCCGGTCAGGTCGGGCGTCGTGCCGGCCGGCCCCTGTGGGCCCCGGGCGCCCGTCGCTCCCGTTTCGCCCCTCTCGCCCTGGACGCCCCGCTCGCCCTGCGGACCTGTCGGCCCCTGGACCCCCTGCGGGCCGATCAAGTCAGCCGAGCTTGTGCCCGAGGCGGAGGTCACGGACAGAACCGTGCCGTTCCAGGCATGCGTGCAGCTCACGCCGTCGCTTCCAGCGGGTCCGGTCGTACCCTGGGGCCCTGTGGCACCCTTCGGTCCGGTCTCGCCCTGTACGCCCTGCGGTCCCCGTTCGCCCGCGTCACCCTTAGCTCCCTGCGGCCCCTGTGGGCCGGTCTCACCTTGGATTCCTTGAGGCCCGGTGTCTCCCGTGACGCCCTTCGGACCTTGCGGACCGGTCTCCCCGGTGTCGCCCTTGATGCCCTTGGACACATTGGCCGTGGTGGTGCCGTTTCTGTCGGTGATGGCTATGAGGGCCCCGCCCTCGGCGGTCTGCGTGACGGTCGCGGTCGGGCTGAGCCCGTCCTTGCCGTCCCGTCCGTCGGCCCCGTCGAAGTCGCCGTTCTGGGCGGCGGCCCTCAGGTCGCTCACGGCCTGGTCCGCGTTGTCCGCAGCCGTGTTGGCGCGCGTTGCCGCCTCGGTAGATATCTCCGTCGCGTTCTCGTAGGCCTGGATGGCACCCACGAACAGCGTGAAGCCGTCCTCGTGCTCCTCGCCGCCGATCAGCACCGGCTCCACGCGGATGATGAAGGCCCGCGTGCTGATGGATTTGCCGTCGTAGCTCACCATGCACTGCGCCTCCACGGCGCCCTCGGCCTCCTGCATGGCCGCCGGGTAGTAGACCAGGTACTGGCCGATGGAGGCGTCGAGGGGAGCGAAGGGCTCGCAGCCCCGCTCGCCGGTCGCCTTGTGCCGCCACAGGAAGTAGACGTTGGCTCCGGTCAGGTCCGCGCTGCGCCCGTCCTGACGCACGTGCAGCTCCAGGCCGCGCCCCTGCGCGTCTGCGGGGGAGGCCACCAGGAAGTCGCCCGACCGCTCGTCCGCCGAGTCCCATACCAGCGTGTGAATGCCGTAACCGTCGAGCATGCCAGCCCTTTCAAGCGGAGGAGAACGTCAAGGCAGATACTACCGGCGCGTCACAGGCGCGATCAGAAGTCCAGCTCCCCGAGCTCGTCCAGGTCGTCGATCGCGGTCGTCACCGTGTTCCCAACCACCGTAACCGAGGCCGCCGTGCTCAGGTTGCCGTCGATGCCGGCCACGTCGTCCTGCAGCGTGGCCACGTCGGCAGCCACGGTGCTCAGGGAGGCGTAGTCGGCCGGCTGCACCGTCCCGATGGTCACCCGGCAGAGCACGACCTCGCCGTACGTCCGCATCCGCCGCACGACGCGTGCCCTCAGGCGCCACTCGGGCTCGCGCGACGCGTCCACCACGGCAACCTCGTCGCCCAGCCCCAGGTCGCTCACGCCCAGGTCAGCCACGTCGATCTCGTAGCTCACCTTGGGCTGCACCGCGTCGCGCAAAGCCCGTCTGGTCAGTGCCAGCAGCAGCGCCGGGTCCGTGCAGTCGGAGAAGGTCACCTGCCCGAAGCTGTGCACCTTTGCCGTCCTGGCCGCGTTCCAGCGGCCCCAGACCTCCCGCGCGTCCTCGTCGCCCACCCAGTTCACGCCGTCGTTCACGTCGCCGAAGGTCAGCTTGCGCCGGTAGCCTGGCAGGTAGTTGCCGTTCTCGTCGGTGTAGGGCATGCCCGCCCCGTAGCCGTAGAGCGCCGTGTGGACCTCGTCCTCCAGCACCGTGCGCGTGCAGGCCGCCATGTTGCGCCCGTAGGCGAAGCGCAGCCCCCGCCACGACCCAAGCCGCTCGGCCAGGTTCACCCGCCGCGCCGAAACGCGCCCGCCGGACACGACGATAGTTGTCGACACCTCGCCGCCGAACACGTCGGCGACGCGCCGCAGGGCTGCCAGCGCGTTCATGTGGTAGAGGAGGCACGACCCGGTCCCCAGGCTCGCCACGCTGCCGGCCTCCCAGCGCGTCACGGCCAGCACCGACGCAAGCGCCTGCGCGGCCGTCCTGCCGGCGATCCGCGCCTCCTCGAGGTAGTCGTCCAGCATCTCGCAGAGCGACGACTCCGCATAGACCGAGCAGAGGCCCCCGATCGGCTCGTCGGTGCGCACCACCACGTGCTCGCGCCACACCCCGCCGTCAAGCCACAGCAGCCGGTCGCCCTTGTCGGGCACCTCCGCGCTCCTGAACTCGATGGTGTCCTCGCCGTTCAGCTCCTCGGTGTGCACGAGCTCGCCGGCCACGGTCAGGATCCCGACCCGCTCGTCCCACCGGTCGAACCACCACAGCGCCGGCATGCGGCCCGCCATCACAGCCACCTCTCGGTGAATCGCGTCTCGGCGTGGCTGCAGCCCGCGAAGGTGAGCGCCGTCGCCCCGGGGTGCAGGGAGAAGAAGTCGGAGCCCAGCACCACCACGTCGCGCGCGTCGGCCCCGCCGATCTCCACCGTCTGGCCCTCGCAGCCGATGACCACGGCCTCGCCGCCGTTGAAATCGTGGTCGAGCGCAACGACCTCACCGGTCACGTTGCTCGCGACGGAGAGCCCGCCGCCAGCCTCGGCGACCAGCCGGAACTCCGGCGCCGTGCGGAACGTGCCGCCCACTACGAACTCGCCCGTGCGCTCGACGCGGTCGAGCCCGTAGGCCACGGGGTCGAACAGGGTGAAGGTCAGGTCGCAGGACCCGTCCTCGAACAGGTTCGACCAGTTGCCGGCCGACACCAGCAAGGCGTCTCGGTAGGTCAGCTCGGGCTCGTCGGGCAGCACCAGCTCGCCGCCGTGCGGCTGCATGAGCCACGAGCGCAGGCGGTGCCGCGCCTCGGCCAGCCCCATGGGGCCGGGGTCGAATCCCGGGTCCAGGAACAGCCGCACGGACACGTCCTCGGGCGGCACCCACACCGACGATATGACGGAGCCGGGTCGCCCGGCAACCTGCATGGCCTCAACGGCCAGCTCGTTCAGCGACCGCCCGGTCACCTGGGCGGAGCAGATCTCGGAGAAGTCGTTCCCCGCGTATGCGATCGACCTCATGCCCGCCCCCTTGCGCGCCCGTAGGCCGTCGCCCTGCGCTGCGACTCGCGGGCCGTGGCGTCGTCCCTGCCCTTGGCGCCCCCGTACCGGGGAACCGACCGCCTCTTGGGCAGCTCGTGTCCGCGATCGTCGGTGCCGTACTTACGCTTCATGCCGCCCATCATCAGGCCCCCTCCCTCACGACCGTCAGCGTCACGTTGAACTCCCACACGAAGCGACCGCTGCCGTCGCGCTCCCTGAACGCCGGCGCCGTGGTGTCCAGCCCGCACACGCGCCAGGAACCGTTCTCGGCGTGCCGCTCCCAGCCGCCGGAGCGCACCAGCCTCTCGCAGGCGATGGCGTCCGCCTCGGCGTCGACCGCGACCTCGCGCACGACCAGCACGGCCACCGTCACGTGCCCGCGCTCCTCGTCCTCCATGCGGGCCTCCCGCTCGAACCTGCCCTGGCGGAGCACGATGGGCTCGGGGCACTCGGCCGCCGACGGAACGCTTGCGAAGTAACTTGCGAAGTCGCCCTCTAGCAGCATGTTCGCGACGAGAAAACTCAGCTGCATCGTCTACCTCACCCTCAGCTCCCAGTGGTGGACGCGCCCGAAGAGGTCGGCGCACGCGCGGCACTCGGTGACGAAGAGTGAGTGCCCGCTCACCGCGACGCGCGAACCCGCCGGCACCTCGAAGGCGCCGACGGAGTTCACGGCGTCGACGAAGACGGTGCCCCGGCCCGCGTCGGCGCTGCGGTGCTCGTCTTCGCTCACCTTCTGCGTGCGCTCGAAGCGCACGTTGGCGATGATCTGCGGCTCCCCGAAGGTCCCGTCGGCAAGCGCCATCCGCACCGTCATCACGTCGGGCAGGGCGGAGCGCGGTATCGGCCTCATCGACCTCATCGGCGCACCCCGCCGAACGCCCAGCCCGTGCCCGCGAGCTCCCTCAAGGCGGCCGCCGTGGCCAGCTCCTCGCCGGTCGTGCCCTTGTTCTCGTAGTTCTTCACGCTGAACTCGCCGACGGAGAAGCCTCCCACCTCGCCCGCGCCGTACTCGGCGAAGGCGTCGGTCGCGGCGCACACGGCCCGCTTGAACGCGGTGCTCGTCTCGTCGGCGCCGCCATCCAGGCAGAGCCAGCGCACGTGCGCCTCCGCCATGGGCTCGTTCGCGCCGAAGGCGGCCTCGGCAAGGCCGCCCCCGTACGTCCCGGAATAGAATGTGTACTCTACGGCAGCCATGACTACGCCGTCGCAGAGCTCACGTACACGCCGTCGAGCTTGTTGTCCAGCAGCTCCACGATCCCGTACTTGCGGTACTTGAGCATGTAGCTGTCCAGGCTCTCCAGCTCGTCCGGGCGGAAGACGCGGGACGCCACGTGCTTGTCGAACTTGACCACGGCGCCCTTCTCCACGACCATGAGGTTGATGGCCTTGCCCGTGGAGGCCTTGGCGTAGCCGAACTCGGCGTCGCCGCTCCTCAGGTCTATCTTCGTGTAGAAGCGCGCCTGGGGCACCTCCACGACGCGGGCGAAGCGCTCGAGCACGCGGTTGGAGCGCGTCGGGTTCGCGTAGGAGTAGTCGTCGAGCACGCCCTTCAAGGTCGGCGTGATGAAGAGGTAGCGCGAGCCGGTGGACACCTGCCTCTCGTCCATGGCGGACGTCACGGAGCGCAGAAGCGCAAGCACGTCGTCGGCGCCGGCGGCGGAGAGGTCCGCCTCCACGGGCGTCACGCCGGCGTGGGAGGCGATGGTGGCGAAGGTGAAGGCGTCTCCCTCGGGGGCCACCTGGGTGCGCTGCAGCTCGGCGCCGGCCTCCACGAAGCAGTCGTTCACGCCGGCCTCCTCGACGTCCATCACGTCGGCGAACAGGCGGATGCCCCGGTCGTAGTTGAAGGTCTTGGTCTCGAACCCGTAGGTGATGGCGCCGGTCCTGTAGCCCACGTTTCGGGTGTAGTCCCCGAGTCCGGTGACCGAGATCTTCGGGACCATGACCTCCCTTGCGTTGTGCCCCGCGCGCACCATGCGGCGGCCGGAGTTGAGCACGCTGGAGACGCTGGCCCTCTGGTACACCTCGTCGAGTATGCCGACGTAGTTCTTCGCGAACGCGATATTGTTAGGCATAATGCAGCCTCACTTCCCACCGGTTCACCCGGCCTATTCCTTGTCCTTGTCGTCGAGCCCCGCGATGTCGCGCCAGTGCCTGAGGGTCTTGCCCTCGTCGGTCGCGGTCCCCGCGTTGGGAAGGCCGGTCTTGCCGGAGGGCTGTGCGTTGTCGCCGGCCATGTGCTTCGCGAACAGCCAAGGCTCGGCCTCTTTGAGCTTGGCGACGTCGCCGTCGTAGTCGTCCAGCACGGCGCGGGCGGCCTTCACGTTGCGGCACTCCGCCAGCTGCAGGGAGAAGTCGACGCGCTCGTCTGCGGAGGCCCTCTTGAGGTCGGCGATCTCCGCGCTCAGCTTCTCGGCCTGCTCGGCGCTCTTGGAGGCCTCGGCTATCTGCGTCTCCAGGGAGGCGATCTTCTCGTCGCGCTCGGCGATCTGCCTCTCGTAGTCGGGGGCGGGTGCGTTCCCGGCCTCGTTGCCCCCGTCTACCTGCATCGATGCTGCCTGTTGGCTCTGCGCTTGCTGCTGGACTTCCTCCTGCGCACCCTGCGTGCTTTCCTGGCTGCCATTTGCCTCACCGTCCATACGTACCGCCTTTCGTTGACTTGGGCGGCCACATGCGAAGGCAGCCCCCTAACCTGCGATGAGGTTAGAGGACCGTCACAAGGTGGAGTTTGTTTGGGTAACTGCAGATCAAGTATGAGGGCAAGCTGCGTGTGTGACTCAAAGCCATAGTGATGCCCTTTTACCTGATAATCATTGCTTTTGGTGGATTACGTTTGCTTTGCTGTGTCGTAAGGATAGATTGAAACTTCATGTGTGCTTGTTCTCTCTCGCTCCTGGACGGTGTTTGCTTATCCTAGTACCCTGGGTGCAAGCAGATTCGGTTTAGGAAGGGAGAGCGAGGATGGTACCCGTTATTGACCTGTTCGCAGGTCCTGGTGGCCTTGGTGAAGGCTTTTCCTCGCTCACCGACAATAAGGGCAATCCGATATTTCAAACGATTATGTCGGTTGAGAAGGATGAACAGGCGCACCGGACCTTACGTTTGAGGTCATTCTTCCGGAAGATTTATAGGGCCAATGGAAATACGATTCCTCGTGCGTATTTGCACTACATGGAACATCATGATGGGGAGTTTCTAGAGGATCTCAAGAATCGTTACCCGGAGGAATGGGAAGCCGCTGACGAAGAAGCGCTGTGCGCAACGCTTAAAGACGATGACGACACTCTTGTAAAAATCGGTGCCGAGCGCCTCAAGCGGTTTGGCTCAGGACAGATTGGGGAGTGGGTCCTAATCGGTGGCCCACCCTGCCAAGCATACTCTTTGGTCGGACGCTCGCGGCGGGCTCATGACAAGAAGAAACTAGAAGAGGATCCAAAGCAAACTCTCTACAAGTGCTACTTGGCGTTCATAACAGCATTGCAACCAACCGCGTTCGTCATGGAGAACGTCAAGGGGCTACTTTCCGCGCATCACAAGGGCGAAGGCGTTTTTGACCGGATTTGCGCGGACATGCGTGATGCCGGATACGAGATACGCTCGCTCGTCTCGAAGTCACCGGATGACCCTCGCGACTACATCGTCGAATCCGAGAAGTATGGCATTCCACAAATGCGCCACCGCGTGATACTTCTGGGCGTAAAAGCAGGATGTGAAACAAAGTCCGACATACTAGAGCGGATCGAGCAGGTGACGCTGCGGAAAGCCCTCGCGGGAATACCCGCGATACGCAGCGGTTTTTCCGAGAGGAATAAAGGTTGGCGCGAGAAAGACTGGAACGCCTACATCAATTCAGCCATAGACGGCATCTTGGAAACAGGCGAGGGCAAAGAGCTGAAAGCGATACTTCTGCGGGTGCGAAGAGGAAAGCCGCAGAGGCTTACCAAGAAGACGAAAATCGAAAAGGCCGAGAACCCCTACGAAAAGTGGTATAGGGGCCGCATGGGTGTTCACACAGTGCTTGCGAACCACGAATCTCGCACGCATCTAGCGGCTGATCTCGATAGATACGTCTTTTGCGCCGCCTACGCAGAGCTTCATGGCTTCCCGGCAAGGATTTCTGAGTTCCCCCGCAAGCTATATCCGAAGCACAAGAACGTGCTCGAGGTGCAGAAAGGCGAGGAAATCGAGTTCGACGACCGTTTTCGTGTGCAATTATGGGACAAGCCTGCGACCACGGTAACGTCGCATATCGCAAAGGACGGTCACTATTACATTCACCCCGATCCTGCACAGTGCAGAAGCCTGACAGTCAGGGAGGCTGCAAGATTGCAGACGTTCCCCGACGATTACCTCTTCGAGGGGAACAGAACCTCGCAGTACACACAGGTCGGTAATGCTGTTCCACCGTTGCTCGCCCAGCAGATAGGCAAAGTGGTAGCCAAGTTCCTAGGTGTCGAGGGCGAAGGCTTTTGCGATTCTCTTACCCGTGTGGCCTGCGACGACGAGATTTCAGACGATATGGACAGCCGCCCTTCTGAAGCCTAGCCATCAAATCAACGAGGACGATTGACTGCTTGTCGGAGGGAAGCTTGGCAGGTATCGATGCCGCATACTGCAAGATGCCGAGCTCCTTGTCGGTCGCCTCGCCCTCCCTCTTGCACCAGGCAAGCACGCTTTGCCAGAACCGGGCACCTGCTTCCACCACGATAGACTGGGCCTCAATGCCATTAAGCTCTTTCTGCTCGCGTACGCCCTCGCTCTTGATGTCCTTCTCTTCCTCGGCGCTTATTAGCTCAGAAACCCAATCATCATCCCAGTGCACCTGCGCCTGCTTCACGGCGCTCCAGCACTTCGGCTGCTTTGCCCATTCGGAGATGTTACGGTAGCCCTCGCCGGGGTGCATGAGCACTTCATGTGCGGCGTCGGCCGCTTGCCCAAGGGCTCGCTCAAAAGCCGGGGTGACACCTTGACGGTTCCAGATTGACAGGAAGTCAATGGATTTGCCCATGCCCCTCGCAGCGGCCCCAAGAGCACCAACTGCTAGGACGACATGCTGAGATCGGTAGCCGCCAGCTTCGTACCAGTCGCGCGATTGGACAATCTTGCCCGCCAAATCAAACACGATCTTCTTTGCAACCAGGTATTTGAAGTAGACCTCACTGAATTGTCGGTCGTTCTTCTCCCACGCATCGGCAATGTCCTTGGCAAACTCGGCGAAGTTCTTCTGTGCACCCCTGTTGACCATGTAGGCCCTGTCGGTCCAAACCATGATGTACTTGGCCAGATCGGTCTTCGTAAAGGTTTGCGACTTGGGGTACTCCTTTCCGAACTTGCGTTTCGCCGCAGGTGTCAGATATGCCTGAGCGTCACGATAGGAGCCACGTGCGCGCTCGTAGAACCATTTCGTGAGATCGAAGCTGTCATCCCTAGCAGGGGCTAGTATGCGCCTAGAGAACTCTTCCATCCGCACGTGGAACGGATGATTTGCGAAGAAGTCTGCCGCCGATACCTTGTTCTGGCTGTTAGCATACTCGGATATGCGCGGCACGAGCTCTTTAGCGGCCTGCGGGCTGACAACGCTCAGCTTCATTTGGACGTACACGCGACTGAGATCCCGCTTCGCCTTAAACGCCGCATAGACCGATGCAGTCGTCTGACCGCCATTGACTATCTGCAGATTCTCAAGCCCGGTAATCACCAACCCGTCATCGGTGGTTTCGGTGGTAACCGCCTCCGCCGTTGCGGTGATTCCGTTGTTGAACGAGAAGAACAGCCCGGGCTCGTTTTCGAGCGTCCTCTTGATGCCCTTGTTGACGTTGCTGCGAGCCTGCAGGAACACACGAACGTTCTGCTCCAAAAGCCTCGTTCCCCAGCGGTCGTAGATGTATGCGAGGTCCAAGCCAGGAACGGCGGCCAGATACACCTGGTTCTTGTCGTCTGGCCTGCTGGCCAAAAGCGCCCTAAGGGCGCCGCCGGGCAGTTCGTCGAAGTCGATGTTGAGTGTTTCACGCTCCCGCCCAGAGGACACCAAGTTGCCAAAACGGGTAATGTCCCAGACGTTGTATACGATCTCACGACCGTCGATCGCGGTCGCCTTCTTGCCCTCGACCCTCGTGCTCAGCCTCCTGTTGGTGAGGAGATAGAGCTTTACACGCGATATCTTTTCCCATCGCGTGCTGATTAGGTCCGCCAGACCATAGCCCGGATCCGTTGGCTCGAGGGAATCGCGGAACCGAGCCTCGAGAGAACGCGTGAGGAATTTCTCGAGCCTCCGGAAGTCCGCCTCCATATCGGTGTTGGTAAGCGTGGCGAGTTCCGTGTCTTGGTTGAAGTCCAAAGCGATGAGGCCAAGGGTGCCCTGCCCTGAATCCTGTGTGACAGCGGATTCGAGTGGGTCACCGCAATAGCCATCCACCCTGATTCCGCCTTGCGCCGGCCGGTAGAAAGCCCGCTCGGCCTCGTCGAACTCCCCGGCATTGATGAGGTAGTCAGTCACGATGTCAAAGAAGGCGTCTTCGCGGTAGACTCCATAGGTGTCCGCCGTCGTCTTGATGTCCTGGAATAACTCCTCGTAGAATTCTTCGGGCGCTGGCATAACCTACTCCATGGTCTCGATCACCGTCGTTCTGTCAACTTGGTAGTCATCGCAGTAGTCGAGGTCGATCTGGTACGCAACCCGGCTCACTCCGGGCTTGCATGACTGCGAGTCGATTTTGGGAAAGTCGCCGATTACGGCATAGTAGTACTCGGAACCCTCGCTCCACTTTGTATCCGAATAATCGTCCTCGTCGAAATAGCCAACGTTGGCAAGCTTGCTATCGAGGGTGGCGCGCTGCAATGGCGACTGGATGGCACCCCTAGTCTCGTTGACGACGTCAGACACAGTGAAGCCATCATCATCGTCAACGGGGGCGTTGTTCAACTCAACAACGTAGAGGAACAGGTGCTCGGAAGGGTTGACGTTGAGCTGTTCCTCTGACGATATGACGATATTCGGATTCGCCGAGCTGCGCTTGGATTTGACCTCGACAAAAACCTGCCCATAAGCAAAATCCCTGGGACCAGCGTCGGGGCCCGTCCAACCCCGCAGGGCGTCGCCTTCGTTGTGCACGGTTAAGGCGTCGCGTTGGAGAAAATGAAGTTCCGCAATCAGCCCCTTCTGTGCTTCAGGAGACAATCTTGAACGAGAGGGGCGGAGAAAGGAGCTCCAACGCTCCAGCCTAAGAACACAGGCCTTCCTGCACGCCTTCTCGCCTATATCCTGCAGGGCGAACACGATATCGGTACATACTTTCAAGAAAATATCTCGCATGTCGAGATCTATCAACTCGATGACCAGGCTACTTTCGTCATGGTGATCAGCAACATTGATGTTTTTGAATGTCGGCAAGCCGATCGGCTTCCACGGCTTGCATTCGTATTCCACAAGCAATGCAGGTCTGCCAGTCCAGCTACGCGCCCAGTAAACCGGCCTGTGCTTCGGATTGTCAGTCCCCGATACTCGTCTGGCGATGTAATCGCCTAGGGTAGTTGGGACGGACAGGTCATCCCAGGGAAAGCTAGTCGTCTTCGTAGTCATCGTCGCTGTCCTCTTCGTAGTCTGCAGTTATGTTGTCGATTGCGACTTGATTGAAGACGTACTCAACGGGCTTTGTCTGCTTGGGCGTAAACGGGAAGCTGATGCTCCAGCCATAGGCTTCTTCTGCATGATCCCACGAATCCCAGCTGCCGGCCTCCGGCTTCATTACGCCCTTTTCCTCACGCCGCTTCTTCTGAGATTCCGAGTACTTCATCAGAACAGGGTGGATTACGAGAAGCGGGTATGTTCGCCTGCGACGGTAGTACCTGTCGGAGATGTTGGCCTTGTCCTTGTCGTCTTTGGTGGCTTTCTCCGGGTGGTCCGCGAAGAAGTCATCCTCAGCAAGACTTCGCTGTTTTGGTTCGAGCCCCATAGCCTCTACGCCACGGCTCGCGAGGCGATGCTTTTCGCCAACGACTAGGCACTCCGATGAGGTGCTGCTGCCAGGGTAGCGGATCTCCCTTTTAGCAGCCACGCCTAGCGCAAGCTCGACTTTGTCGCCGTCGCCCCCTGCCACATAGATGTCCCATTCCTGAAGCTCGCCATCCATCATTCGATCGTCTATGTAGTTAAGGACGGGCTTGCATTGCGACTTCGGAGAGCGCGCGTCCTCGTTGATGTAATCTTTGACGAATTGAATCACAGACGCAGCAGGTACGTGCCTGTAAAAATAACCATCGTCCTTACGTTCGACCTTATACTGAGCCAGACCGGCAAGCAAATTGCGAACAGCCTTCTCGTTCTCCTCTATTACGGATCGTCTGCGGTCGAAAGCGATGGTCTCGACAAACCCGTTGTTGAGGTCTATCGGAGCAGGCAGCTTCGTTCCCGTCCCCATTTTGTTCCTAGCTGTAACGATGAGGGAGTCAGGGCTCTGCCTGATTTTCAAACCGTAGTTCCTAGGCGTGCGCTGGACTTGGCGCATGTTCCTGAGTTCGTCGAATAGGTCGGCCGTGGAATCTGCGACGAACTTGTACCATCCGGCTGCCTTCTCGGACATCCAAACGCGACACAGCTCTTCGTATCCCGGGCGATAGCCGAACCATCGTGCCATCTGCATAAGCGCATCGTATGCCTTCGCGTTGCGCGAATAGTAGGACACAACGAGCCCTTCGAGGGTCAGCCCACGAGAGAGACGGTAGCCGCCTACCGCGATGACGTGCTCTGTGTGCTTCTCGTATTCCAAGCTCTCGGTCGAATCGGTATTGATGCTCACGACATGAACTAGCTTGGTGGCTGCGTAGAGCCCGGCTTGGATCTGATCCCAGTCGAACTCCGTCAGGTGCGAATACTCGCTCAGCCACGTGCCATGCATGAACTGCAGATTCTCAGAAAGGTCTAGAGCAGTTTCTGAAGGGAATGCGGAGTAGGCCTTCATGCTCTCCCGAAGTCGCTTTATGTAGTCTTGTATCTCCCATGCCACCGACTTCTGGGGCTGCTTATAAGGCGAGACGTTAACCATCATCGTTGAGTGCTCGTCGCCATCGCCGCGAAGATATCGAATCGTTGTCGCAAGCATGAAAGTTCGAATTGCTTCCTTCAGCGACTCGGGTATTGCATCGACTTGGTAGTAGCTCTTGTGCTTTGGCGGAAGAATCAAATCGATGTCGTCGATAAATCGCAGAAAACGTGGGTTAGCTTCATCGAAATCGGAGAACACCTTCTCAGCGCCGAAGTAGTCGTTTGATTCCTCAAGCGTATAGATGAAGCTGCTCGGGAACAGGTCCTTGCCGAAGTTGTCAGTGTCAATTTCGGGGTCGATTAGGATGTTCGCATAGGGCGTGGCGGTGTAGCCGACGTAGCACTTCCGCGTAAAGTAGTTGAGAATGTTCCTGATTTGCCCATTGATTCGCGTGGGCTCGTCCTCACGGCGGTCGCGCCGGTACTTGCCGTTGATGGAAGCGTTGTCCGCCTCGTCGTCGATGAGCAGCAGCTGGTCATTGGGATTGGCATTGTCGCGCAGCCATTCGAATACTTGCTTGAGCGAGTTGCTGTTCTTCTTGATTACGAAAAGCCAGGACTCGTTCGTGTGCGCGGTCTGTATGCCCTTCAGAGCGTTCGCGCGTTTCTTGTTGAAGTCCGCCTCACGAGAAGTGCAGGCAATGGGTCTTCGCGACCCGTTGGCCAAGCCGACCCCAACCGCCTCGATACTCTGCTGTTCGACGATATTGAAGCCGGTGAAGCCGTCCTCCAGTCGCGCTTGCGTCTGATTGCGCAGAACATTGTGAACGCCGGCCATGACGATTATGATTTTGTAGCCGGCATCGGCTGCACGACAGATTAGCCCGATGTAGTTTGCTGTCTTGCCCGACTGGACTGAGGCAACAACAAGCCCCCTTCGCTCAAAGCCGGCCTCGACAGTGGGATTTGCCATCAAGTCTAAGACGTTCCACGTATCACGCTCTATTGTCCGGACAGTGCTGCGCGCCCATTTCTTCTCGTACATGAGGTAGTTCTTATAGCGTGTCCAGTAGAACCAACCGTTCTGGTCCTCAATGCCCTCTTCTGCCTCGTTAAGCCACGGCTTGATGTCATCGTCCTTGTATGCGAAACCAAATCGCTTTGTAACGAAAAGTTCGGAACAGTACTGCTCGACCAATTCCTTAATCGTGTTATCTCGGTCGCCAGCCATCTGCGGGTACATGGGAGCAAATACGTCATACATCTGCTCGTACCACGCTCGGACCTCAGACTCCTCAGGGATGTCCTCAATTCCAGCAAAATGTCGCCGCACGGAGTTGTCGACCTGCTCGATGAACTCGTTCTTCTTCGGCATTATTGTTCCTCGATTCCGAGAGCGTTCAATGCGTTGGCCCACCGTGACTGGAAGGGTTCTGCGTTGCGCATGATTGACAGGATGGTGTCTTCGTCACGGCCCGCCTGCTTCAGCGTCGAGAAGAATGTCCGCGTCGCATTGCTGAACTCGTCATCCTTGAGCGTCGCAAAGGTCACGCTCTCTTCGTTGTTAGCGAAGTCGTAGAACAGCGACTCGGTTGGGAAGGTTGACTCGATGACGGAAAGTGCGGTCTCGAAGCACTGACGGTCTGCATCGTCAAGCGTGTCTCGCAGATTGGCAATTACGGGATGGTCCCGATTAATCCTGTAAAGCTTCTTTTCGCCAACCTGCTCGACGTTCCACGCGGGATATACGTCAGGGCTGGTAAGCCTGGTGGCGCGGCGTCGGTAGGCCTTCCGCGAAGGCGCGCCGATGGTCGATATGAGCGCCTTTACGCGTTCCCTGACAACTTCCGGCATTTGGGCGGAGACTTTCTTGACGTCAATCTTCCAAACCTCGTCTTGATTGGTGTCGATGTCTATCCTGACCCTTGTCAGTTGCGTCAAGGCGGTCTTCTTGGCAAGTCCGAACCAAGTCCCGTAAAGAATGAGGCGCTTTGCCCTGTATAGGTAGACACCTTGACTCTTTAGATAGCCGCCGCTCAGACCGAAGTGCTCGTATTCTTGCTGCGAATCGTAGTGCGACCTGTGAGGCAGCGTAAAAGCCTGCATGGTGACGCCCGGGCAAATCTGCTCCAAAGGAGAAGACTGTGTTGCCCGATGCCTTGTGTTGAAGGGGTCGATTGGCTCTAGAACGAGGTTGTTGACTCTCAGGCTAATTCTGTTTAGGCCCTTTTCGCCCGCGATGTATCGGTGGAATACGAGGGACAGATAGTCCTGCGCTTCGCTTATGACTCTCGTATGGTCAACCTTCCCCGAACCGCGAGTGCCAGTCAGTCGGTCGAGCTTCTCCCAGAGGACGAGGGTCCCAGTCTCTCCAAGTTCGTCGATGAAGGGGATGTCGGCAGGGTCGTTTCGCTCTATGACATTCCACTCATTCTGCTCCGCGACAAGGTCAAGGTCCCAAGTAAAGGCAGATGTCTCACCATCTTTGCGCGAGACGACGGTTAAGCGCCTGCATTGCGAGAACGATGAGGTTTTCAGGCCGAGTCCAAACCGCCCCAAGTCATTCAGAGCTCGCTTCTGCCTCGGGTCGGTCGATCCAAGTCGCATTGCTTGTTTGAGATCGCCGTGAGAAAGACCGTCACCGTTATCGACGATTCCGATGCGAAATTCATCGGCAGGGATTGCGAGTATCCAAATCTCGTCGGCGTTAGCCGTGATGGAGTTGTCGACGATATCTGCGAGTGCGCTGTTAAATGAGTAGCCGATATCACGGAGGCTCTCGATGAGAATGCTTGGCTCTGGGTCGAGCCGGATTACCCCCGAATCCATGTCCTCACCTTCCGCGCTACATGAAAGCCAATCTCATTCCAGCTGTCTGACAACTGCATAATCAGGGCTAAATTCTACCATCGAAGTCATGCAATGAGCGTATAGGTCGGCAATCTGTCGTATGATGCACCATAAAGGCCGTTCCGGCCATCTTCTGGCTGACGCAATGCCGTATGCAAGTTGAATTTATCTGTGCCGCCGGTCCCGGCCGCTGGCCTGGTCGAGCGGTGCGTCGTCGGCGCCCACTCCGGCATCACGGCCACCCGCACTCCGGGTGTGCGCTCGGGGCTCTCGTGCCACCCGGCAGGCATGGCGCATGGAAGGTCATCATCACGGCCGCGCAGGCAGCGGCGCCCGTCTTCACCACGGCTGCGCAAGCCGCTTCGCGTCTTGCTCCGCATGGTCGGGTTCAGCCGCGCGCCGCTGCCTGCGCGGCCTGCTGCGGGTCGTCTGCGTGCGCCATGCCTGCCGGGCGTCACTCCCGCCCATCGGCGCACACCCTCCGCGCGTTCGTCCGTGCTGCCTCCGTGGCCTCCGCCGCCCCGCACGCCCGGTCCATCGTCCAGGCGCGGGCGGCACAGTGCCCACGTGGCTGTAGGCGGTGTCCGGCTCGGGGCGCCCGGGTAGCGGCTCAGCCGCAACTACTCCATTGGCGGCGTCTCCGTTGGCCCGTGGCGGCGTGCCAGCGGCCCATACGCGCGCGGGATTAGCCCGCAGCTGGGCAGAGCCGCGAGAGAGCGCCTGCCGGTCCCAATACGACCAGCACCAGCAAGGCACCCGTCAGGGCGCGGAGGCCGCCGCGCGCTATGCCCACGTGCTTCTAAGCGTCGCCGACACCGCTGGGGGCGTTACCGCCCTTGGGGGATCCGCCGCCGAGCTCGCCCGCGCGCTTCCTGGCGGTGGCCTCGTCCTCGCCGTACCACCTCATGCGGTACTCCCAGGCGGCCATGGTGACGCCGACCTCCCTCATGTCCCTGGCCTTCTCGGCGTCCGTGTCCTGGACGATGGAGTCGTCGAAGGCCACGCGGATCTCGCCCTCGTCGGGGATGCCCTCGCCGAGCGTGCGCGACACTGCCATGGCCGCGTGCGAGATGCCCGCGATGGACCCCTCGAGCAGGTTCTCGTGCCTGCGGATGTTGCGCATGAGGGTGGAGTTGTCCGAGGAGACCTCCGTTGCCGTCTTGACGTATCCGGTGTTGTCGAAGTCGAAGTATGTGAGCCCGAAGCCCGTCAGGTCGCCGAGCATCTGCAGGGCGATGCGGAAGGCTTCTGATTGTGCATTTGTGCGAAGCGCGGGCGCGAACTCCTGGATCATGTCCTCGGTGCTCATGACCTTGCGGAAGACGGTGCAGTCCTGCCTGCCAAAGGGGATGGTGATGTCCCTGTTGCCGTCGGTCTCGCGGTCGAAGAGAACGTCTGAGAGGAACACTCTCATCTTGCTCACGTCCACCTCGTTGATGAGCGCGTCGAAGGTGAGGTCCACCGCCTGGATCGCGTCGATGGCATCGGCGAACACGCTCTGGCCGTAGGGCGACATGTCCACGCGCGTGTTGGTGATGGCGGGTTTGACTATCGAGAAGGTCGGGAAGGTGCTGCCCGTCTCGTATGTGGGGAGAATGCCCATGGGCGCGAGTTCGTTGCCCTCGTGGTCGAAGCATACGGTGACGATGCGGTACGTGGGCTCGTTTTCCATGTCGAGAAGAACGTTCGCGTCCGTTGCGTTTCGTGCCGTGCATGCGGAAGGTTCGGAAGGCGAATCCGTTGCCGAGAAGCCCATGCCTCCCAAGAGGTGCATCTGCAGCTGGTCGACCGCCTTCCCACGGTAGAACGCCCGCGTGACGAAGGCGCACTCCGTCACCCCGTCCTCGTCCCATGTCAGGGGAATCACCATGCGCGCGTCGTAGTGGCGGATGCGGACCTTCCGCCTGTCCACGTCCACCCACAGCGCGAAGGCGCCGGTCCCAAGGCCGAACGCCCTCACGATGGTCGCCTGCGCCTGCGCCATGAAGTTCGTTTGCGAGAAGAACGCGCCGAGCCAATCGGTGGCCCCCTGGTCCTCGCATACCACCTGCACGTTCTCGTTGAGGAGAAGGGACCCCCACTCCCTGCACACGCGCATGGCGGGGCGGATGGACCGCCTGTGCACGGCATACACGCGCCCCACACCGTCGGTGTCCTGGTAGTCGTAGAACTTCCCGCGCGCGCCCATCCAGTCGTCCCACGCGCGGATGTGCCCCTCCATGTCGTCCAGGGGAAGGTGGAACCCGAGCCTGCGGAGGTACTCCCTCACGTGCTCCGGCACCCAGTACTCGTCCGTCGTTTCTATGCTCATGTGGCCACCTCTATCTGCCATGCGGATATGCAAGGCGAAGTGTCCGCTGCCGTCACAAGTAGCCCCGTGCCGTAGAATATGGAGCTGACGTCGAGCCGAGCCATGGAGCGAGCGATTTGGAATCCCTACCGTACTGGAACCACAACACCGCCTACTACGGGTGGGTGAGGAAGAGGACCGCACCATGTCGGTCGGTGCTGGACGTTGGGTGCGGCGACGGCTCGCTGCTCATGTTCCTGGACGACGGAGAGAGGCGTCTGGTCGGGCTGGACGTGGACGCCTCCTGCATATGCAGGGCCCGCGAGAGGGCCGAGGGCGGCAACGCCACGTTCGAGCTTGCGTCCTTCGAGGACTACCACCCAGCGCACAGCTTCGACGCGGTTGTGTTCGTCGCATCGATTCACCACATGGACATGAGGGCCGCCATCGCGAAGGCGAAGTCGCTGCTTGCCCCGGGCGGCCTGCTTCTCGTCGTCGGCGTCGCATCGCCCTCCACACTCGCAGACTACATGGTCGAGGGGCTCCGCGTCCTGCCCTGCAGAGCCATCTCCGCAGCCAGGGGCATGCGCACCAGCGAGGACGAGAACATACCCGTGTCCTACGCCTTCCCGACCATGGGCGAGGTGCGCCGGGTCCTTTCCGACGAGCTGCCCGGCCACAGTCTGCGGTACGGGCTCTATTACCGCTATCTGGTCGAATGGAAGAAGCGATAGGCCCAGCCCGCCAAAAAGCCCTCAGCAGGCGAGAATGGCGATGACCACCGGCACGCAGGCCAACCTCCGCATCATGTCGAGCATGGCGAAAAGGGCACACAGCAAAGTGATGATTGCGAAGGCGAGAATGACGAGAAGAACCATGCCCTACCCCCGCAGGACGTCGTCCATCATGGCGTAGCGCACCGCGTCGATGGAGTGGTCGTTGCCGTCCGGGATCTCGTCGACCCAGTTGCCCTCGCGGTCGCGCTCGAACTCCTTCAGGGTGAACTCGGAGAAGGTCAAGGGGCACCGGTTCGGGTCGATGACGATCTCGCGCAGACCCGCCAGCCATTCGTAGGACAATCGCCTCATCCTTGCCTTCCTGGCGGCGTGCACGCGGATGCCGAGCTCGCGCCTCCACACGTTCATCTGAACCTTCGAGTCCGGCGTGTCGTCGCAGTAGACGACCTGGTCGTGGAAGTAGGCCTCTCCGTTCATTTCATCTGAGAAGGTGAGGGAATCCACCACGATCCTGCCGGTGTCGGCGGGCATGGTCTTGTTGGCGGAATGCTCCTCGAAGACGAGGAGGCGCCGCGCGGAGGGCTCCCACGCGCAGCGCACGAAGCGCCACGGGTCCGGGAACCAGCCCCAGTCCACGCCGTTGCGTACGCGCTCGAAGCTGCGGATGCGGTCGTCTGACAGGTGAAGGTCGGTCACGTTGTCGAAGACGGCACCGCCCGTGCCGGTTATCTCGCCCAGGTACTCCCACCGCCAGGCCGTCTCGTTCGTGTCGCGCAGGTACTCGGCCTCCTCCACGAACGGCGCGCCCAGCCAGTCCGGGTGCGTCTCGATCACGTCCAGGTAAGAGGAGTCGCGCACCAGCGTGTCGTCGCGCCTCATACGCTCAAGGCGCTCGACGTTCACCCAGCTCCACATCGTCTTGGGCGGGTTGTAGGAGTAGAAGATCCAGAAGCGGTCGCCGCCGCGCCGAAGCGAGTTCAGGATCGACCTCACGGCCTCCACGCCCTCGAACTGGTCAAGCTCCTCGAACCACACCACGCTGCAGTAGCCCTTGGTGAACTTCACGCCCTTCAGCTTGAGCGGGTCGTCCGCGCCGCGGAACACGATGCGCTGCCCGGTGGGGGTGTAGGTGATCTCCATGGGGGAGACCCTCGCCCTGAACACGCCCTCCACGCCAAGCGCCTCGATGGCCCACAGCACCTGCTGGTAGACGGAGTCCCTCAGCGTGTTGCCGAACCTCCGCACCACAACGGCATTGGCCTTCGGGTTCGCGATGACGAGAAGGACGATTGCAATGCTGATGAAGGAGGACTTCGTGCTCCCGCGCCCGCCCGGCAGCCAGTAGTGCGTGTGGCCGTGCGCCATCACGTCTCCCAGCACCGGGTGGAATCGCGGGATGACGAAGTCGGAGACGTCAGTCGCCATCGGCGTCACCGCCCTGGGCCGCGCCCTCGTCGGCGTCGTCCGCCATCGGCTCGATCACCAGGCCCAGGGTGAGCTGCACCGGCGCGTCCTTGGCGTCGTCTGCCTTGCGCTCCATCCTGCCGTACTCCATGGGGTACTTCCGCTCGAGCAGCCAGGCGGCCGCCGTCCAGTACTGCGCGCGGGACTCGGCCGCGCTCTTGATGGTCGTGAGCAGGCTTCTCTTGTACTGCGCCTCGGCCTTTTTTAGTTCGTCGCATAACGCGCGCTTCACACCGGTCCTGGCGTCCTCGCCCTCCTTCAGCCAGCGGTAGAACGTGGCCTGGTGCACGCCGATCGCCGCGATGATGTCGGCGTCGCACAGGCCGTCGCGCTTGAGCCCGGCTATCTGCTCGACGAGCGCGTATGTCAGCTTCAGCTTCGCGGGCACGGGCCCACCTCCCTCCAATCCTCGTTCCGCCCGATTGTCCAAGGCGGTCACAAACTGGCTTGCAGGAGGAAGGGAGGGGGCAGGGGAAAGTCCCCGGCCCCCGTGTCACCCGCCGTGCCCCGGACGCTGGGCCTTCAGCCCGTACTTGCGCCTCAGCCTGCTGTTGCGCTGCCTCATGGCCGCGCGCTCGCGGGCTATCTCGTCGGCGTCGGCATCCGCCTCGGCCTCCTCGCGCTCGCGCTGCAGCAGCTCGTTGAAGACGATCTCCTCCTCCAGGTGCATCTTCTCGGTGCACCGTCGGCACATGCCGCTCTGGCGGTTGAGCCTCACGCCCACGAGGCCGCACCCCGGGCACACGGTCTGCACGCGCAGGCTCACGTGGCAGCGGCTGGCCTGGCTCTCGATGGAGCGGACGGAGCGGAGGGTGCCGCACTCGCGGCGGATCGCCTCCTGCACCGCCCGGACGCCCCGGTGGCCGCACTCGCGCATGATCTCTATCTCCCGCGTCGTCCAGGAGGTCACCGCGACCACCCCCTAAAGGGAGGGCGAAGGGCTTTCGGGGGTCTGCGCCTCGCGGGAAGGGAGCGGGGCTGTGTCGTCGGGGCGCCTCGTCCCCGACGCACATCCCCCTCCCCAAAAACATTTCTATATAAAGGGCTTTTTAGTGGGGGGTCCTGCAACGCTGCGCAACGGAACGCGTCGAGGAGGAGGCGCGCCAGAACGCAATGCAGCGCAACGCCCCGGCGGTAGACGGGCCGCCACACGTAGCCGCAGGGTGAAAGGGTGTAAGCCTTCGGGGCTTTCGGGCTTTTGGGGGTGAGGGCGTCAGAGCGGTAGCGCATCCTGGCCCCCTTCCTCTTGTGAAGCACCGGAGCCCTCCAAGTCGGAAGTTGCCGCATCATTCGTGCCTTGCAGCGGACGGCGCCTGATCGTCGCCTTGGTCGCCCCACCACCGCTCACCCTCATGAAGCGGCTGGACTGGTCCACCCAGCGGTTCACGGTCGGGACACTCCAGTTCAGCGCGGCGATCACCTCGTCGCGGAAGCACTCCTCGCCGTCGCCGACCAGGCGCTCGCACACGGCATCGAGCGAGGCCACCTTGCCCAGGCTCTCGGCCTCGGCCCGCATCTTCCTGGCCTCGCTCACGCCGCCGTAGTTGGGCTTGCAGTCGGCGAGCAGCCCGGTGGAGTCCTTCTCGTGCAGCGGGAAGCAGAACCACATGTCGAGCGGCGCCTTGGGCGGGAACTCGCGCAGGGTGAAGGACATGCGCCACCCCGTGAGGTGCAGAGTTGCCGCAAGCCTCGCGGACTGCCGCGCCATCTCCAGCGTCCCGGGCTCGAGCACGAGCTCGGTCATGTCGAGCACGGCGTCCGGGGCGCGGCCGAACACGCCGGAACCGGACCCTCGGTCGATCGCGCTCTTCAGGCCCTGGGCTCCCTTGCTGTGGTGGTGCGAGATCACCACGGTGCATCCCAGGTTCACGCAGATCTCGTCCAGCCTGGCGAAGAACTCGCGGATGTCCCTGGCGTTGTTCTCGTCGCCGTCCTGCACCATGTAGGCGGGGTCTATCACCACCATGCCGAAGTCGCCCGCCTTGCAGCGGCAGAAGAGCTCGGCCGTGATCTCCTCCAGGCTGCAGCTCTTGCCGCGCAGGGGCCACACCATCAGGTTGTCCCGCACGGTCGCGACGTCGGCGCCCTTGGCCATGGCCACGGTCGATATGCGCTTCTGAAGCGTCCGGTGGTCGGTCTCCAGGTCGATGTAGAGCACCTTCCTCTGCGCGCAGCGGAAGTCTATCCACCAGCCGCCGGTGGCCACGCTGATCGCCAGGTTGATGAGCCCCCACGTCTTGTTCGCCTTGGAGGGGCCGGTCAGCAGCATCTTGTGGGTCTCCAGAAGGATTCCCTCGACGATCTCGGCCGGCATCTCGGGAAGCTCCGCCGGCGCCACGATCGCTCGCTCGAAGGGCGGCAGCCCCGAGGGCCCGGATGTTGCCGCAACGTCACCGGAGACGAACGAGGCCGCCCCGACGGCGGCCTCGACCTCTCCCATGTACGAGTCCTTGCCCGCGCCCATCAGCGCCACCTCGTGCGCCACAGGGGCGTCGCGTCGGAGGGCGACCCGTTCCTCTGCTCGTAGTCCCACTCCGTGCCGCGCCCGGCCATCAGCCACTCGTCGGCGTCCTTGGCACCGCCCGGGTAAGGCGGTAGCACGGCATGAGGGATTCGCAGAACGTCCAGGTCATGGCAGATGCGCTCACGCGTCTTTCTGCCCTCGTCGTCCTCGTCCATCGCCACCACGAGCTTCTTGGGCCGCAGCTCGGGCGGGGTCCCGTGGAGCACCTGGGAGAGGCGCCTCGCGTTTGCGACGCCTCCCAGGGCCATCGTGTCGCCGCCGGTGATCTTGGCGAGGGCCATCGCGTCGATCAGCCCCTCGGTCACGTAGACCACGTCGGCGGAGGCGGACAGGAGCCACTCGCACCACAGGGGCGAGACGAGCCCGGCGGGCCTCCACTCCTTGTTCCGCGCGTCGCCCGGCCTGCACACCGTGCGCACCATGCAGTAGTTGGCCGTCGAGAAGTCGGCGTTCCAGAAGGGTATGGTGATGAAGCCGAAGGCCTTGGGCTCCCACACGCGGAACTCCGGCATGATCTCGCGCGGGTTCGTGGTGAAGCCCAGCCCGAAGGTCGCGGCGTCCCCGTCGTCCAGCCCTCGCCAGCGCAGATAGCGCCTGGCTATGTCGTTCTCCGCGTGGTAGAGCCGCCCGAAGGCGCGCCCGCATGCCTCGGCGCAGTCGGCGCCGCCGGCCTCGCGCGGATCGTCGAAGAGCGGTCGGGGCTTGGGCTTTCGCCTCTGCACGCGCTTCCCGGGTTTCTTGTCCCCATCCTCCAGGCGGTATCCGACGAGGTCTGCCACGGCCTTTGCCTGCTCCGCGAAGCCGTCTATGCCGTCGAGCTCGCCGACCAGGCTGAACACGTCCCAGGTCCTGCCGCACCCGAAGCAGTGGACGGTGTGGTCGTTCTCGTAGTAGTGCGCGGACGGGTCGCGGTCGTCGTGCGCCGGCGACGGGCAGCGGAAGGACCGGCGAAGGTCGGTCACCCCGCAACGCGCCTCCAAGAGCTCGGGCATGCAGGCCCTCAGCCCGTCGCGGTCGTGCTCGCTCACCATGCGACCGCCCCCTCGGGCAGGGGAATGTTGCCGCAAGGTGTAGAATCCCACGCGCAGGGCCCGGTGCCCTGCGATCCGGTGACCCGCAGCCCGCCATCCGCCAAGATTCCGGCTGTGGGTCGCCCCTGTATGTAGGCCGTCACGTCCGGCCCCCTTCCTCCTCGCATTCCTCGAAGAGCTCGCGCCAGTCGCCGGCCCAGCCGACGGCGGCGGCTATGGCGCGTCCGCGCTTGGGGTACGGGGGCTCCAGCCCGCGAACGATGCGGCTCACGGCTGGACGGCTGATGCCGGTCCTCCTCGCGATCATCGCCTGCATGCCCCGCCTCTCGCAAATCCGCCCGATGCGCAGCACGCGCTCGCTCAC